ATTACCAGCTATAAATGTCCAACCGGGATTTCCCGTATCTTGAACACCAGCACCATTTATTTTTACATTATTAGATGTGTCAATAGCAACTAATGTATCAGTACCATCGCCTATACCAGCACAATGAACTATTGCCCCACTATCTGAAGCCATATAAACCGCAGTAACACTTGCATTTCCAAGAGTTACAGAGTTATCAGCTACACCTGTTACTTCACTTCCTATGACAGTTTGATTGGTGGCTGAGTTATCATCTGTATCTGCATCATATCCGACAATAGTATTTTGACTACCTGCTGTAAGCACATTTCCTGCTTGAAATCCTACAGCAACATTTTTTTGACCACCTACATTTTCAGCCAAAGCGTATGCACCAACTGCTGTTATTCCACTATTTGTTATGTCCCCAGCTCCACAAGCATAATATCCAAGTGCAGTATTATGATTAGATCCAGCTATTGTTTGCCCCAATGCGTAAGCACCTAAAGCAGTATTTTGGTCTCCGTCTGTTAAATTCCCACCTGCGGTTGCTCCTACTAAGGTGTTCTCTGTCCCTGTAGTTAAATCCATTCCAGATTCCCAACCAAGTGCAGAATTTAAACCATGTCCATCTGTATCTGCTTCAAAAGTAAATAATGATTTATAACCTATCGCTGTATTTTTATCACCATCTACATTAGTCTTTAAAGAGCCATAACCTACCGCAGTATTAAATTGACCATCTGTATTATTTCTTAATGATTCTGCTCCGATAGCAGTCGTATAATGAGCAGAGTTAGTATAGCCTGCCGCCTCTCCAATAGCTACTGCATATTGACCTGAATGTCTATAAAGAGCAAAGCTACCGATACCAACATTAGAATAACATGTACCTCCGCCTGTGAGTTTCATAGACTGATAACCTACAGTTGTATTATATCCCCCATTTTGTGCTAATTGAGACTCGTACCCAATAGCAGTACTTGCATCAGCAGTAGTGTTTTCTCCAAGAGCATCTTGCCCTATAGCAACATTATAATTTCCTCCAGATGCTATTGCATCGCCTGTATCTTTTCCGAAAAGGGTGTTGCCAGTTCCTAAATCGTTATTAGATAGACTAATTACAGAATCGGAATTAATTGAAAATAACACGGTTTCACTCGCACTTGTTATACCTTCAATTATTTCAAGAGCATCAGAAGTTGAATCGTATTTAACAGAATAATCTGAATCACTACCAAATATTATAGAGCCTATATCATCTTCTAACTTTAAACCTGATCCATAATTACCGCTACTTCTTAATCCTAAATAACCAACAATACCACCTTGACTATTTGCCAATCTAACACCACTAGTTCCATCAGCTCTTATTTCGTAAGGTCTTAATTCATCACTAACTACCAAATCATCGGAAGCAGTTAAAGTGCCACTGACTTCCATAGCACCATTAACATCTATGGTCGTAGCGTTTATTTCTATCTCTGTATCACTTACTAAATCTAAAACTCCATCCGCAGATTGGTGTATATATGTTCCCGTATCTCCAAATTCTAATTTGTTAGTAGATGATATTCTTAAATTACCATCTACAATCTCGTCATAAGCTCCTGCTCCATCTCCATTTACAGTCAAATCTCCCTCTATTGTTATAGATCCAGAAATCGTACCCCCTGAAGAAATTGAATTTGCTGTTGTTGTAATAAAAGCCATCGTGCACCCCCTAAGCTAGGATAACTCTAACTGTTGCATCAGAGCTACCTTTTCGTTCCATTATTAAATGTACAGAATTGCCAAGACCTCGAGGTACCTTTAATGTGTATATTGTGTCACCACCTTTTAAGTAAAGGTCGTTAGATGTATTTATGTCGGAATCTGTCCCAGTGGTATTAAAAGTAAAATAAAAATCATTATCAGACATTAGATGAACTTGATGATAGCTAGTTACATCAACAGCAACTCCATCAGCATCAGCCGTAACAGCACTTTGTACTTGCCATTCTCCAGCCGTCTCAACGTTTAATGATTCATGGGCCCTAAATTTTTGTAGGTTAGCCATAGTGTTCTCCTGCTAATTTTGTTTGTCTTGCGGGGCAAGAACCACTCCCTATACAAACAGTTATGTAAAATTAAAAGGTAAAACTGCACGAGTACCGCCAGTCTTATCTCTTTTTCTCATTCCAAATCTTTTTAGAATGTCATTAAATCTTTTTTCGTGTTGACCCATCAAAGCCATTGAGGTTTGTGCAACATTAGGGTCTCTTGAAGCCCCTGCCCTATCCATATATAAACATCTTTTTACATAGTCTACAAGAGCACTGTGTAAAGTATTGTCAATATCTGGAGTGTCTGTAATAGCAGTTACAGGGTTTGGTTCCCCGTAATAGTGCAGTAACAAGCCATTAGAGACAGATTCTTCTATCGCTTTCCATTTCTTCCTAGAAGAAGATCTGGCTGTACCGGCACTGTCAACATTGGTAACTAAGGCGAGTGAGTCACCTTCAACAAACCAAACAGCTACATCTTCAGGGTATTGTATATTACTAGCCATCAATCAGGCTCGTTTATTGCTTCGCTGGTAACATCCATAAGTAAGATACCTTTATCAACCAGTCTTGGTATTTTAATATAATCGCCTTCATTGTCCATAAGATCAACTCTAAATATTTTATTGGCTTCTAATTTATTACTACTTGAGTCATTAGCACTATCACTAATATCATAAAACATTTGATTAGCTACAGTGTTTATTTTAGCCTTAACTACTTTTGTGTGGTGATTGCCCATCTCTACTAAGGCTTCATTAATTAAACTCATAATATAAGCTTCTGGAGCTTCTGGAAATACTTGCCTGACTCTGCTAATAATTTTCTTAACTGTTAATGCGTGTACAGCCATTTAAGAACCCCCCATCAAATATTGTAAACCTTTATCGTAATCAGCTTGTAGCTTCATTTGCATTTTTTCATGCCTTGAATAATGCTCTCTTTCCAATGCAATCTTTGTCTGCACCTCGTTGGAATAAGCTTGAGAGATACTTATTTTAGACTGTATTTCATTTGCATACCCCTGAGCTGAATTTATATAACCAGAAACAACTTGACTGTATCCGCCTACTTGAGCTATCCTAGCCTGCACCTCCGAAGCAAAAGAGCTTGCTTCTTCTGCTGAAGACCTAGCTTCTGACAAAAAACCGTTGCCGGCATTAACATGAGAATTTGCAAGCTCTACATCTTCTGCTGTATTAGAAGTAACAGCACTGTCAAACTGAGTATTTGCTAATGCCACAGCAGTATTTATCCTGTCTGCGGCTGTGTTTATAGCGGCTAAAGCAGTATCAATATCAGCATCTACTTGAGTTGAAGATTCTCCTAGTTGAGTTACAGCCGCATCTACCTGAGTGTTTATCAGGTCACAAATGGCTTGGGTTTCGCCAAGTTCTGTGCCTATTGCAGTTAAAGGAGTGCTAATGCTTGAACCGCTTATTAGTCTTTCTGTTTGGTTTGATTGATAGTTTTGCAAAGACTTTATAGCCCCATACAAAACAACTAAATATTCTGCATCGTCTGGAAACTTAGTTATAGCAGAGTCTCCAAATGCAACTGTGGGATAGTTTAATGTTTGAACATGGGCATTTTGAGAGTTTGTTGGCTCTGGAACAACGCTTAGAATTCCATTAGTAATGTAGTAAGCAGGGTCTGTTACTGTAGCCGCCATCATATCATCGGCATCTCTAATCTTACCACCAAGCTCTGCTCTGACAGCTCGGCAAGGTTGGTTGATGGTGCCATCATCTCTTGTTACACTAAACACCTCTGACCCTCCCAGTGTAAGATATGTACTACTACTATTTAAATCATTGGAAGTCGTAAATAAAGATTGCTTCATTCTTGGCAAAGCATTAAGAACTTCTTTAGCACCGTCTGTAAGGAACTGACTTAACTCACTTTGAGTGGGTGCACTACTACCATCCAAAGACAAACTTGTTAATGCTTCTACTTGTGCTTCAAATGTTGCCATACTACGCTCTTCTTACTTTCCTTGCTACTTTTTTAGAGTATTTAGCTTTTTGCTTTCCTTTTGCAGAAGCCGCCCTTTTCCTTCTGTTTGTAGCTGACTTCTCAGATGCAGTTAAACTCTTTCTAACAGACTCCGGTAAATAACGACCTCTTTTTTTCCGAGGTTTCTTCTCATCCCCCTTACTAACATAGTCCCATTTCTGCTTTGACCATTTAGTTAATTTATTGCTGGCCGACTTTTTTCCTTTATAGCCACCGCCAGCCTTTTTATATCTTGCCGTAGCTAATTGTGCTTTTCTAGCACTCCACTGCCCCGGTCTCCCCCCTTTATTACCAGCTTTAACTGAAGCGACTATTCGTTTCCACATAGCTCCTTTTGTTTTTTTAGCAGACCCAGCCATTACTTTTTAATCTTTTTTACTTTTCCGTTTTTTGTTCTCGCAAACTTATGAGTTTTTGTCTCTCTTATCAAGGTGCCATAATGTTTTTTACCACCCCACATCCAACTAACTTTTTTAGACATTACTTCTTTTTAGTTTTTTTATGTGCCATTTGCACTTTAAAACTAGCATTTACACTAGCTCCCTTGTGTGGTTTGTAGCCACCTGCTGGATTTTTCATCAGCTTGTAACTAGAACCAGATTTCATCCAATGATAACCTTTAGGAGCTTTTACTGTTTTATTCATTACTAACTTCCTTTCTTCCATTTCATTGATTTTGATTTTGTTTTACTGGGGCTCCACTTAACTCGATTTGCCCAGTAGGCGGCTGACATTGGCCCCTTTGCTATGTTTTTAGCATGGCGAGATTTAAACGCTTTTCTTTGCCCGACTGTTTGATTTGTTTTTACTCCCTGCTGTCCAAACCGTATTGTCTTTACCTTATCGCCAACTTTAGCCACAACCACATGGCTTTTCTTGGGATGCCCCGGAGTTCTTTTTGGTTTATTAAAAGCTGTTACTCCAGCACGAGCTAATCTTGGATCTTTTTTTCTAGCCATAACCAATTCTTTTTCTCATCGAACTCATGTTTTGATCCATACTTTGGGTAGATATTTCAACATCTGTTCTTTTACCCATATCTGAAATCATCCACAAGTTAGTAGTATACTTACTCTCTGAAGCTTTTTTACCACAATTTTTGCAGTAAAACCAGCCCTCTTTATTTGGAGCTCCACAGTGAATACATTTTTTAATTTTCATAAATCTTCCTTTTAGTTTCGGGGGCCAACCTTTATACGAAGACCCCCACAGTACTAAAAACTGTTATCCTTATTTATTCGGATTATTGATCTGCAAAAGCCAAGAAGGTATCAGTTGCTGAAATAACATGACCGTTGACATACCAAAGAACACCATCGCAAACTATCTTTACACAAGTTCCTGCTATAGGAGTAAAAATAGAAAGTTGTGAATTACTATTGTTGTCAGAATCAATAACAGCAGTGTCATCACCACCGTTATCAGTATCGTGACCAACTAGGCCACCAATCATATAGTTGCTATTTCCAGTTGTCTTTATGATCCAGTCTTGGGCATCGGCGGCTGTGCCCCCGTACCAAAACTCAAAATAAAGACCTGCTTCTTCAGTAGGTAATGTAATTGTACAATCTGCTGTCAGATCAGGCATTACATGAACCTTACTACTGTTATTTGCAGATACAGTGTAAGCCGCTACATCTGGTACGAATACCACATCTTTTGGGCCGCCACCATATTGACCGCTTGACGTATTTAAACTTGCCGCTTTCATAATCGCACTCCTTATAAGCCTTCAATGTTGTACAACGCATGAGACTCAGAAAGGGTAATCTCAAGACCGGCTTCGGTCAAGATCATGTCTTTTCTAAGATCTTCATCTGCTGATTGAACATTGGTCATTACTTGAGTATCACGATTAATTCCATTTCCAACAAGTGGTCTGTAAGCAACTTGACTCATATCAGCCATAAGCATAAAACCAGATGCGATACCACGAAACAGTGGCTCTTTCACTAGGTTTAAGCGACCATGAATAGTGTCAATTACCATAATAGAATGACCAAAAGCTCCCTCACGAGAGTCAAAGTTCACCCGATAAGGTGCGTTGCTATGGCCCATTGAAGCATCAACGAATGCTCCATCGCCTAACTTGTTAAAGAATGTAATTACAGGCAAGCTACAAAGAACAAGCTTATCACTTGATCCTCCCCTTGCTGGGTCGAAGATTACTTCTAAGTCAGAAAGAAGTCTATCATATGTAAACTCAGACTGTGCCGCAGTTCTGTAGTATGCACTGCCAGAAGTATATGAAAACGCACCATCGGAAGATGATGGGTTTACATTTTTTACAATATGTCCAACGATTCCTTCAGTGTATTGAATGCCACCTACCCGGGCTTTTTGCCCAAATAGCATAGCTCTTTCAATATCAACTTTATGCTCTCGTAATTTATCTGCCCAGATACGAGACCATTCGTCTGCGTATCCTCTATACCTCGTAGCGTATGCTGTGTTAGTCATCTCTGCGGCTGTCTTAAAGATCTGGGTGTACCCATAACTATCTTCAAGCTCAGTTGAGAAAACGTCAGGAGAACCAGAACCTTCTTCAAATGAAGTACCAATTACTTGACAACTATCATTATCTGCAAGGACATTGTATCCACTAACATTAGAGTTAGAGACATCAATGATCTTACCAGTAAAGGAAGATGATGATCCTAAGTCAGTAACGGCGGAATCCACACGAACAATCGTATGACCAATCCCAGCCGTACCGTCAACCGTATTCACAACAAACACCATACCTTTGAGTAACCAATCAACAGAAGCTCCACCGCTTGTGTCTACTGTAAACGAGTATGAAGTTCCTGCTGATACAGCAGAACCACTGTTTACAGCCGCCGCAAGTAAGAATGAGCGATCTGTCCAGTTGATTTTATTCCTATTTTCCAAATAACGGAATACAGGGTCGTCAGTAGGTGCTTTAGCCACCTTTGAAAGGTAGACGAAAAATGGAGATTCTTCAGGTGCCAGTTCAGCAACTCTATCTCCAAAATTATATAGCCGTCTACGATCAGGGGCTTGTCCTACGCCAGCAGAGGTAGTTGAAGCAGTTATATCACTGGACTTTAATGTTCCAGAATTATATGAAATTGCCATTTTTTTCCTCTATTGTTTTTAGGTTTGTTAATTAGGGAAGTGCCGTTCCACTACCGCTACCCATGATGGTCGTCCAGACTTTTTCTTGATCTGTCTTTGGACTTTCAGGAGCTTGTCCTTGAAGGACTCCAGCAGTTCGTGGAGCTTGTTTAGCGGCACTTACCGCTTCCATTGTATCATTGTTTTCAACAGGTGTCCCATTTTGCATTTTATATAGCTTTACGAGATTGTTCAGACCGACAGCTTCTTTCGGTTGTGTAGTGAACGCTAAAAAGTCACGAATCTCATTATCTGACATTTTATAGGTAGACCTAAGTTCACTAACAGTGTTGTTCATCGCCATCTCTGCCTGTACCTGTTGTTGTTGTTTAGCCATTTCAGATTGTATTCTTTGATTTACCAAGTCATCTATCTTCTTAGAGACATATTGACTTGATTGAGAATTGTCATCCGTAAAGGCTTCCCAAGGATTAAAGTCGTCACTTGAAATTGCTGGCTGTGATTCTTGAGCGTTCTGTGGGTTGGCTATACTGTTTTGTATCGTCTGAACAATGTCAGGTCTCTGTTCCAGTAACTGACCTAAAGGTTCTAATTGTTTTAGCTTTGCATTTTCGGCCTGAGCTCGATCATACATAGACTGAAACTTTTTAGATTCTGCCTCATAGTCTACTGAAATAGTCCCTTCTTGTTGAGGGTCTACATAGCCCTGCTCTTGCTGTTCCTGAATAGGCTCTGCTTGAGCTTGGGTCTCTTGATTAACAATATCCTCCACGAATGCAGTTTCACTGCCTCCGGCATTTTCTAATGCTCCAACTTCCTGTTGTTCTAGTGTGTTCATAATACCTCCTTAAGATGTCTCTACGCTTCTGGGGCTGAACCAGCGTTTCTCTCAATATCCTTGAGATTGTTTGCCAATTTCCCCACTTCGAGCTTCACCTCGTTTTCGAGTTTACTACGTTGTACCCTTCTGTCAGCTTTAGATTCTGAAGATACCTCAGATAATCTACTTTTGAATTTCTCAACTTCGACTCTCTTTCTATCGCTGATAGACTCTCTTTGGGCTGTTTGCAAGTCTCCCTGCAAATTCTTTAATTGTTCTTCCATACCTTGTATTTGTTGCATCATCTGCTGTCTCTCATCTGTCCTTCTCATTACACCTTCCTTATCAAATATTTCTGGATTCTTCTTGAGGACTTCATACCTGTCTACAATACCCATTTGAAATGCCTCAAGATAAACACCAAGCTCTGCCCATTTATTAGAAGGCATAGTCGAACCCGGCTCAATCCTGATGTCGTGCTGGTCTAAGAAGTGACGATATTTTTTAATATCTAATACGGCATTGGTTGTGTCAGTATAAAAATTAACCATCACCTCTGTCATATCATTGTTTGGTTGAACAATTCTAAAAATCTTTTTGTGAGTATAGTGACCTTTTGCTAGGTTGTAAAGCACTTTACCTAAGCGATTTATACTAAACTCAATATCTCTTAATTTAGACTTTGGCCTTTCAGATCCTAATGCAATCATTCTTTCTGTTCCTTTTACTGTCTCGGGTGCTTTTTCTGCAAAGCCATGCATCATCTCTGGCAGTCCAAAAATAAAATCAATATAAAATTCTGACTGCTGTATTAACCTATAAAACTCACCAGCTAAAGCCTGCGGAGCAGGATAGTGAGGCTCCCCTTGGGAGGAATCTATTTCAATAACAGCATTGGGGTTTGCCCAGTCCTGCTCCAACTGGCTTATATCATCAACGCTTCCAATAGGAACTAAAAGCTTTAACCCAGCAGAAGCCTGAGCGTGAGAAAGAGCAAGAGACCAAAGCTTATTTAGCAGTCTTTGCATAGGTCTAGCTCTTGAAACGTCACTCTTTGGGTACGGAGTGCCTGTCCAGATATTGGGCAGTGGTACGATTGGGTACTGATCTGTATTTAAAATCTGTTCATAAAGAACTATCTCGCCAATAGAAGCACAAACCTTCACTCTGGTTTGTAAAACCCTCACTGCTCTAAAAGCATCAATCTCAAGTGCCTCTTTGTTTTCTTGAGAAAACTTAAAAAACTCTTCTTCTGATAAAATTGTTTCCTCTTGGCTTTGCATATCTATAACTCTAAAATAAGGAACCTTTACCTTATAAAACCTTTCGAGTATCTGATATTTCTTTACCTCAAAATAATCTTTATCCTTTACCTCGGCTGGGGTAAATACAGTCATTGAATTTCTATTTTGACTGGAAGGGTAATCTTCTTCATCATACACAAACCCTGAAATCTGCCTAATTAAACCCGGTATAGTTTCTCCAGTTTCTGGGTCTTTTTGATCACCTAATTCAGGGTAGAGGCCGACAACCTGCTCACCTGTGAGGATGGTTGAAAGGATAATACCATCTGAATCACTGAACCATCGGTCTCGAGATGAGGGTGATGCGTAGACTCTAAATGGGTCAATATATGTAAACCGGACATCGCCTCTACCAAAATCTGATTCGCTATCTATATAAGCATATAAATAACCCATCCCTGTTGTAGCGTAGTCTTGAATGGCTTGTTTTATTTGTGAATCACCATCTGATGTTTGCCAGATGTAACCCATTATTGTCCTCCATGCTGTAGCCATCTGAACGTCAGAGTCTTCCCTAGGAGTGATTGTAAATGCTGGTGGTCTTGCTGTTAAAACAGCTTTAAACTTTTCTATTGCTGAAGATATTCGATCCATAGGAATATCTGCTTGGTTACGGCTGGCTAGTTCATCGGACTCGTCAGTAGTAAAATGATTACCAAGATAAAAATCAATGTCTTTACGAGCCTCAGTATCCCAATCAGAACGGGCATCTCGCCATTGACGATGGAGATCTTCATTGTATAATGCTCTAGGGTCTTTATCCATTAGATAACACGCATACCGGCGTTCATTAGCATTCTTATCATATCCCCCCTTGAAGGCTCTTCTGCTGATGGTAACTCTTCTTGATCTAAGTAAATCTTTCCATCATCTAAGAATGGCTTATTAGGGCCTATATTTTCAATACTCTCTGTCTCTCCACCTAAAGAGTCTAATAACTGCATTAGCTGTAATGAATCCCTAGCTTTGTCTACGATGCTTTGCTGTATAGAATCTTGTAATCCCTGAGCTTGCATCATCCTAAGCTGTTCTATATCTGCCTCAGAGGGGCCCATAAGTGTACCGGGTGGAGTTTGTCCGGGTTGCATTATTTCATTTTGCTGAGGTGCTGGAGGGCCAACCATACCGCCTTCTTGAAAGGGAAGAAATGCCCTCAATCCTTTTTTTTCAGGCTTTAAAAATCTATCTATCATGTCGAAAGGAATAGAGTCTTGAGGGGCAGTGACCATTTTTTCATTCGCTAAAAGACCAGCTATGTCCCGAGCCGATTGAAGGTCATCAGCAGAAGCCTCTCCAGAATAATAACGAAAGCCTTCTTTGCCACCAACTTGACTTGCTGGAACAGATAAAACTCTTTTGAAGTTATACACTCCATCATCCTCAGTAAGAAAACCTCTATCAACCTCGCCACCATCTTGATAGCCATAGCCTTTTTTCTTTTTAGCCATGCCACCATACATCATCCCCATTAAAGAGTCTTCTACCATGCCACCTTCTTGAAAGTCTTTAATGTAAGGCTCGATATTATACTTTGACGGCATATTGCGATGGATTACATCTATATAATCACCTTCCACATCTTTATACAGCTTGCTTTCTGACATTTTACTTAAAAGTTTTTTAACTTGTTTTAATTGTTTTTCATCATAAAGACTTTCTGAATAATTGAGCATACCTGCTGGGCGAACACCTTTTTTATAAGAATAATAATCCTTACCAAGATTTCGATTCTTTGTGTCGTAAGATTCTTTTAAGCTATCAAAAGCTTTAACATACTCCCTAGCTAAAGCTTTATCAGATTCCGTTGCACCAATCTTTTTTGCATACTCATCTGAGCTCTCGTTTCCTAAGCCTATTGAATAAAAAATGTCTCTAGCCGGTTCATCCCTGCCTGTTCCAAGCATCAAATTAGAAATATTATTATAATCTTCATCGTATTTTTTGCTCAATCTCTGGAATAAATCAGGCTCAACACCATAGCTTGGATAATCTAGGTTGGCAATATTTACATAACTCACATCAGGCTCTTTATATTCAGATCTTCTAATTGCCAAACCGCCTTCTTGCATATAACCCATTCTGTTCCTTACTTGATCTGGTAGTTTTCCAAGTCCGGGGTTGTCTTCAGGAACAGGTTTTAAATTTTTTGCCATACCTCCATGAGCGTAACCCATCATAGGCTTATTCGCCATTCCTCCGCCCATCATGCCCATCATATTGTCTTTTACCATACCACCATGACCATAACCCATCTTCACTTCCCCACCACCGTACATAGGTTTCATATTCTCCATAGAAGCCATGTTTATTAATTTGTCTATTTCTGAATGACCACCTTCTTTTGGAAGATCGTTTATCTTGTTTAATAAAGGTAACCCAACCATATCAACCGCTTCTTTCCTGATAACAAACTCGCCGGGAGTAAGCTTTGCTTTAATTGTGTCTGTGGTTTCTGGCATTATTCGTAAATTTCAAAGTGGGGGAAGTCATCAAACCGATTATCTTTAACTTCCCACCTTCCGTTTTCTTTGTACATATCCCAATTTCCACCCCACCTCAAATTAATACCCATACTACGAGCGATGCCAAGCACAAAGCCGGCAAAGAACGTCTGTCTTTCCCTGTCTTTCCAATCCACAGGGTAAGGGGTAACGTCAACGGCCCTAGAAGGGTAAGAATTATGGCGACCATTAGGATACTTAACTTTAGTACGACCCTCATCATAAAGTTTATTTTGCCTTTCCTTGCTACGACTCCCCTCTAAAATAGAGCAATCAACATGCTTAATCACCTCATTAAACACATCCTGCAACCTCTCATCACAAGTTGCAAGCCTTTCTTTTGATTTCTTGGAGTATCGTGCCATAGTTATAAATATGTAAGCTATATTACCACTAAAAGATTATTAAGTGCAATATTGTTCATGCTCTAGCTCCCGTTAACCAGTTGTATGATTTTGCTAATATTCTTTTACTTGGTCTTTCTGCCTCACGATTTAAACTGTCTATTTTTGTTTTTGAACTTTTTGGAGGTTTAGCAAAGTAGTCAGCATAATACAAAGCATCCATTAAATCGTCATTTTTTGGCTTAGGATGTTCAAAGAACTCATCTACCAGCTCTGTCATTTCTCTTTGAATAAATAACTTTTTAGAATTTACAATAGGGCCAAGAGAAGTTTCCAACCTGTCTTCTTTTTTAATTCTATTGGGGGGCTTAACACCTTTAAACATTCCGGGCATTAATCGTTTTTCTTTAGCCGATAGCCTTGTTACCATATCCCTTACCATCTCTTGAGCCGCAACCGTTTCAATCGTAACCCTCCGTACTGGAGCATACTTATTAGATAGTTCAATGATCTTAGGAGGAATATCAAAAGTAGGGATACGCTCACGAAAATACTCCAGAACATAACGGTTTTTATTTGAGTCAATACCCATAACCATAATAACCTGATAGTCAGATGTGGCCGTAGCTGTTGCCGCAAGGTCAACGCCAATGTAAATGTTAAGGGGGGTGGCAGTTTCACCATCAATCAGATAGTTAAATCCGCCTTTGTTTTTAACGGTACCATTGTAATACTGTATTCTATCAATCTTGAAAGAAGCATTAGATATATCTCTAGCATCATTCATGTACTCCTGAGCAAACTTATTAACAAGACCAGCTTCAATAAACTCTCTTTTCTTATGCTCTAGCTTTTTAATAGAGAATTGTTCGGGCCAGATAGACTCACCATCTTCAATGGCCCTATGGAACACCACATCCCAAGGATATGTCCTTTTGTCTTTTTTGGCTTTTTTATAACCATCAACCACCATTTGTAAGAAGCTGTCATAATGAACGATTGTTCCAGATAACCATATAGAACCTTCCTTGCCGGGCGTTTCTTCTAGTGCTGGATATACGGTAGACACAATCCATTTCTTTATTTCCGATCTTCTTTCTGGTGTTTTTGTATTAAGCTCTGACTCAAAGTCATCAAGTATAATTCCAGTATATCTGACATCTACTTCTGCACGACCTCTTAGTCTTTGTGATGTTCCTTTTGCGATTATTCGATCTCCTTTTGGAGTTACAATATCTTTTTCCGTCCATCTCTTTCCTACGCTACTTCCATCTAAATTTCCAAAGTAATACTTTAATTTTTTATTTACCTCAAAATGGCTTCTTAAATATTTTAAGTGATCAATAGACTGGCTTTGCTCCTCAGAAACCCACGCCATAAAATGTTGCTCGTCTTCACTTGCAAAACAAAGTTTATGCAGAATTGCGGCTTTAGACAAGATAGATTTTCCAAAACCCCTAGGCATGATAATGCAAGTTCTGCTTCCCGGTTTTGTAGATATAAGTTTTTCAGCAACGTCAAAGTGAAAGCTAGGTGAGGTTGATTTGTTTAAAAAATCATTTGGTAAAAATGCTCTACCAAAATAAATAAGGTTTTTGTATGAGTTTGCAAGTACTTGATCTTTTTCCGACATTTCTGTCGGGCCTGATATAATGTTAAAATTATTCGGCATTATCTGGGCTATCTATGTATTCTTGTCTCATTACATCGTTAATAAGTACTTCAGAAGCAGAAGCTGGTTGATTGTTTTTTGTATCCCACCACTTAACATCAGGCTTATTAACGGAGGGGTCAAAGCCGGATACAAACCGATTTGGATGAAGGTCATGTTTATACTTAGAGTCCCAATGACCAAACCTTTTTGGAATTGGATGATTTTCTTCAAAAGCTTTTCTGTAATCATAAAAGTGTAACGGACTATCTGGGTCTGGGTCATATCCATGCTCCCTTACAACAGCTTGCCACCAACTATCAAAATCTTTACTATCCATGATTTTATTTGTTCCTTAATCTGTTTATTTCTTTTTCTAGGTATTCAAGTCTAGTATTTTGTTTTATATCTGCTGGGATTTCAGCATCTTGGTTTTCTTCTGCGTTTTCTTCGATTCGCTCAATGTGGTTTTCGTGCATCGCAACCTGATACTCTAAAAAGCTAATTCGAGCATTTAATTGACCGTAGCCCCATACCATAGCACCAATAAGGCCAACAGCCTGTATCAACATTGGTAAGCTAATGTTGAGAATTGATTCATCTCCTATTGGTTTAGTGCCTGCCATTTATCCTAGATAAAGAACCTTCAATGCGAGAGCACTGATTGTCCAAGTCATTTATTTCTTTTGTCATAGCATCAAATTTACGATCTAATTTATCATCAGATTGATTCCACCTTGCAATAAGTTTAATAATCATCCCTTCCATGTTTTCAAGAGTTTCTGACTGCCCTTTGTTTTCCACTTTAAGATTCTCTAAGGTCTCTTGTTGCTTAGCAGATTTATTGGAAAGGGATATTACAAGATATACAAACATAGCACCTACTACACCTATCATCCCTGCTTCGCCATATATTTCTAAAAAGTCCATTATTTACGCTTTTTCTTTCGCCAACTTAATGGGTTTATGTTTTTCTGGTACCACTTTAACTCTTCTTCCATTTTGTCGTAACGTACTTGCTCTTCTTGGATATGCTTTTCCACAAGCTCTTCAATCTGTTGATCAGACTCTGCCATTCTGTACTCCAGTTTTTCAAGACGATTGAGTACATTCCAATAACCAAAAACAAGGCCGCCAACAAGGATACATATCTGTCCGAGCCATTTAATGTTGAAAGACAACACCATGTTATCGTCAATGACTGACCCTCTATAACTTCTTGCAGTAGGCGGTTTTCCATTTATTTGTTCAGACATCTCATAAATCTATTCAATACTCGTTGCCACGCATAAGGATTCCAATCTTTTCGAGCAACAACCAGCATTACTTTTTGCCTAAACCTTGATTCTTGCTCCTCACTCATCTCAGATTCCTGTTATCCAAATCATTACATACACTGCTAATACCATAAGTAAAATAAATCCAGCCCAAAATTTCCACTCAGAGTTATCCATTGTACTTTAGCCTTACTCTATATAGGCTTTTACCTACTTTTACCGTTTTAGGGGTATTATAGGGCCAAATAGAGGTAATCGTAGTAACCCAGTCACTGTCATTAACTGTTATCTTCTTTATTACCATCTGATATTTGCTTTTTTGCTTCTGGAAGTATTCCAGCACTAAAGGCATTTAGCTTATCTTTGCTAAATCCTGTAAATTCCTGTATTAAAGCTACTGAATCCACTTTTTTATCGGTATTTAAAAGACCGGATATTTTCATTAAAGTTTCTAAAGCTCTTAACTTGTCGTTATCTTTTGCTTCTTCTTTGTCTACAATGTCTTTAGCACTCTCTAATAGGTATTTTTTAGTAATTCCAACTTCTGACAGTAATAGTTCTACTTCTTTATCCACTAGATTCCTCACCTCTTTTGTTCTTAATAAAACTTTTGCACTTTTTATTGCATAATCTTTGCTTTTTGTATCTGGATGTGACTTTTTATAAGCATCCTCTAGGCTGGCACCATGAGCTATGTACTTAGCAAAATTGCGTTTTTGCTCTGTCATAAGTCCGTTTTTTAGTTTTTCATAATGATTTTTATGACTACTAAAGCGATAAATGGTTTTTTTCAAACCTCCACTAAGGTTGCTTGTCTTTAGCGTAGTTACCATACCAATAATTGTTCTTACATAGTCTTTTGATTCGTATTTGCTCGTGTAGTTACCACGCTTTAGTATTTGAACAATTTGACCATCATCAGAAAAGCACCATTGGCCTTCCTCTGCTTTACGCCAGTCTTTTATTATTGGAGTATCCGGATGGTCAATGCGGAACTCCTGCTCGTTTGAGTAGGCATAATGCGTATTGCCTTTTATTTTTTTTGTTAAAGCCAGAACTAGCCCCAGTAAGCAGTAGAAGAATCCATGAAAGCACTTGGATTATCTAGTTTTTCTAGGTCGGGCATATTCTTAACCCGGTATAGAAGCTCTGCCAGCATACCGATTTGTCTTGAGGTTGGGTTGATAATGTCTATTATTTTTATTTCTTCAGCAATATCTTTACATTTATCTATATTAGACACCACATCACCAATCTCAATGTCTCCAGTTACGGCTCTTTGATATAATGTTTTCGGTCTTGCCATGTAAAAATTTAATAAAAAAACTTGACATAATGGTATTATTAATATAATTTATATTTGTTGTTTGCTTTGAAAGGAATTTTTAATGTAGTACTATAGTACTATAGTATATATAGTACTTATAGTATATATAGTACTTATAGTATTTATAGTATATATAGTAATTATAGTATATATAGTATATATTATATATATATTATATATATAGTACTATAGTATATATAGTATATGTAGTATCGGCAGTTCAATATCTTATAGTACCGGCGGTTCAACGAACCAAATTCTTAGGAAAACTTCCAAAAAATTTTAAAAAATTATATCAGTATGTGCGTTTGTCTTTTATTACACATACTACACCCCCCAATCGCATTTCGGGTTGAAAAAATCAAGTTGAAATTTTTGGTTTCAATCCTCTTTATATTATAATTTTGGCGGGAAATACTACATTACTATAAAATACTATATAAACCTAACAATATCAGTACTTACAGCTATATAATACCTATGAATCAATCTAAAATAGCCGATTTGTTTTTATATATATATGTATTATTACCCTCTTATAAGTAGTAATTAATAATAATATATATAGTAATAGCCTCTAGGATTACCCTCGAAATTTGACAAAATTAAAAAAGCTTGGTAAAATTGGACGTAGGAAATAACCAAACAACAACCAATTAGGAGTAAAAAAATGAATGAATTCAACGAACTATACGATCTTTTAATAGACTTAGGAATTGCAACAAGCGAGGAAATAAGTCTAGTAACGTCAATAAATGGAACATCTACAGATACTTTAAATAGTATTTTATATTCTCGGACTGGGTATAGATCATTAGATCAGTTCAACGAATGTGAAATTTCAGAATAGCAAACAATAATCAAAATAGGAGTAAATAAAATGAATAAACAATATCAAAACATTTGTGATAAAGTAACCAAAAAAGTAATTAGCTTTTTAGATGAGGGAGTTATCCCTTGGCAAAAGCCTTGGAAGGGCGGAGTATTAAATATGCCAAGATCTGCTTCGACCAAAAAAGTTTATCGAGGGACTAACCTTGGTTTACTAGCCTCATGTGGCTATAATTCTCCTTGGTGGATGACTTTCAAACAAGCACAGAATTTAGGCGGTAAAGTCTTAAAAGGCTCAAAATCTATGCCAGTAGTCTATTGGAAATTCCATGATCCAAAACCATGCTATAAATGTTCTGGTGGTGATCTGGATTGTTCAATTTGTGATGGCACTGGAAAATATACGCCTTTTCCATCAGTGTTTTATTCAAACGTATTTAATGCCGATCAAGTCGAGGGACTTCCAGAAAAATACAACAGAATAATCACCAAAGAAGATGATTTGAACGAATTTGAAAATATCAAGTCATGTGATGATATTATTAATAACTATCAAGATTCTCCTAAAATTTACCATGATCAAAATGATAGATGTTTTTACCGTCCCTCCTCGGACGAAGTGCATATGGTAAAACCGGAGAAATTTATATCAGATGAAGAGTACTATTCTACCTTATTTCACGAACTAATACATTCGACTGGACATGCGAAGAGGTGCAATCGAGATGGAGTGACTAAGGGCGGTTTTTTCGGCTCTCATGAGTATTCTAAAGAGGAACTGGTGGCGGAGCTTGGAAGTACCTTTTTATGTGGTATCGCTGGTATTGAACGAGATGAAGTCATAAAAAATTCAGCAAGTTATATAAGTAGTTGGAAATCTAAACTATCTAAAAATACAGACTGGATTATGTGGGCAGGTTCAAGAAGTTCGAAAGCCTGTGAGCATATCTTAAATAAATAATATATATATATATATTATTATTATATAGGCGGTATGGTACTTGATAAGGTTCGATTCCTTAACCGCCTACAAATAAAATTGGAACTAAATAAACTTAATAAAGTATAACAACTAAACAACAAACAAGGAGTAATAAAATGATACTTACGCTCAAAAATAATGAATCAAAAAAAGAGGTTAATTGGAATGATACCGCTATGACTACAATGATTAGAAAAGGTAATACTGTTACAGTTGAATCGTTCTATAGATACGGATCACCAAATATAAGAACAATGACCTATAAAGAATTTAAAGAATGGAGAATTGAAATACTTAAACTAAGAGGTAAATAAAATGTGGATAACAATATTTGAGATTATTTTTATGGTGGTTGGGTTTATTATATTTGCCATCATAGGGAATAAATTATTTGATTAATAAAAGTTTTTAAGGACTTAAAAAGTCCTAAACATGACTTTTCAAAATTTATTTAACAACAAAAAAAGGATATTAAAAAATGAGTAAAATATTAAATAAAATAATTAAAAAAGATAAAAGAATAGAGTCGTATTATAAGGATTTAGATGGGTATTGGCTTGTTTTAAAAGATGGTTATAATTGGGATGGTTGCGGAACTATCCATGAGGACACAATAAAAGAGGTATTAAAACAAATACCAAACATCGAAAAGGGCGAGTGCTATTAATGAATATAGTTAAAGATAAGAAAATTTTAAATAAAATGAGAAAAAAGAATAAATGGGAACTTTATTTTAAAAGTGTAGTATAACAAGTAAACAAACAACAATAAATAATAGGAGTAAATAAAATGAAACAAATAGAGGTAAACAATACCAGAATAAAGGCACTCCATTGGTGGAGGTCTTTAAATTCTGAGATGAAGAAAACAATGGTACATAATCCATCAGTAAATAAATCTAGTTTTAATTCTGTTTTTTTAATGAGCAAGTCATCATTACAAATACAAAGAATGTTTGAAAATTGGTTGACTTGGGAAATAAAAGGAGATTCTAACAATGAATAAAGAATATAACGGTTGGACAAATTATGAGACTTGGAACTTTAATTTGTGGATAACAAACGAAGAAGAGGATTATAGGCACTCCCTAGAACTCGCCTCTGATTCTGAGGATGTGCATGAGTTAAGTAAAAAGCTAGAAGAATGGGCTCTGGAAATGGCGGATGATTGTAGCTTTCCGCATGGGTTTATTTCTGACATGGTAAACAGTTCTATAAAAGAGGTTAATTTCTATGAAGTAGCTGAGTTTCTATGGGAGGAGCGAGAGGAAGCAATAAAAAAGCATGAAGGAGATTAAGTATAAAATGCGTAAAAAATATCAAAAAATTGCAGATTGGATAATAAATAAATCTTATGATCCGATGCAAGAAATTATTTATTTACTTGAAAAAGCAGACGATTGGTACGGGTTTCCCGATGAAGAGAAAACTCAAATAGAAAAAGAATATGAAGATGTTTTAAACGTAAATAAAAATAAGTTGGAACAAAATAGTAAGTAAGTAGTTATATAAGTAACTAACGAAAGGATAGATAACAAAATGAAAAAAAATAAATATGATATAAAAACAAAATCGAATGATTATTGGAATAATTATTATGATGGTATTCAAAACATGAAAAGAACAAGAGATCCAAACAGCATTGACGTACAAAACGCAAAAACAGTAATCATTTGTAATGATAATATTTATTGGTGTTACCCAGTCAAATTAGAGGAGCATGATTTATGGGATGAAATTAATAACATAGCTGAAAATGATTTTTTTTATGATTTAAAAATTGTAAAAAGTTCAAACGGCTTTTATTCGTATGAGATTATAGATTAACTAACGAGACTTGAATAAAGGAAAATAAAATGGGTAGAATAAAAGAACTATTATTAGACTTTGATTATCAAGAAGCACAAGCACTCTTTAACCAACCAACAAAAGTTAAGGAGTGTCCGCACAATAGCATTGAGGAAATAGGACACGAGCCAGAATTAAATATTCAAGGTTGCAGAGTCTGCGATGATTGTGGAGATGTTTTAGAATGGTTTACTGACTACGAACCAGACCCAGACATGGGGCAAGACTAATGCCCATATATAATATAATACTAGCGATTGTAGTCGTATCCGCTTTTGTAAATAACTATCAAAAAAATAAAATCATAGAAAATTACCGCAAGGAGTTAAATTTGGCAGAGACCGAGATAGTTCAATTACAAACGGAGGTAACGATTTTACAATGCAACAAGTAATTCCTATAATTAAAGTAATTTACAGAATATCAATAAGTTTATGGATCTGGACAACTCTTGTATGGTTCTACCAGAATGGGTTTGTCTTTTTCATAGCTAAATAAAAGGATAAAGATGAGGGTAAAAGGATACAACAAAGAGATTATTAAGTTAATTAAATATAGACTAGACAAGGGTAAGTCTGAGTATGGTGGCGAAATAAATATTCACGATGGTAGAGATTGGACAAGAGAAGCACTAGAAGAGGCTTTAGATCTAGCAGTTTATATCTCCGCTAACCTACTTCAATTAAAGATAGATAATACAAATGATTTTAAGTTTATGTATCTTAGCGAATTAGAAGATAAGCTAAGGCACGAGAGAAGGGTTGAGAGAAGGGAAATGAAAATTAAGAAATTAAAAAAACAACTTACAGAATCAGATCAGCTTTTGAGAAAAGCACAGAGGTCTGTAATGCAAGATGAGATTCAAGAATATTTTGAAAATAAGGCGAGTCAATGACAATTAAACAGACCTATGAAAAACAACTAAAAACGTTAGTAAGAAAAAGAAAGACTAAAAATCCAAGAGATTGGAAAACAATCAACTCTTTCGAGGATGTCCAAAAGTTTGAAGAGGTAAGGATGATAAATGTTTCAAAGAAGAGAGGCAGGGGTGTTAAGAATGAAACACTTATAAAGCAAATCAACCAAGTAAAAGCAATCCATAAAAAATTTCCACTTGTTAGGTTTTATGATTTTCACAAACAAGCACAAATCTACCAAGAGAATCTATTTGAAGAGAGTGCGGACTATGAAAGATGCAGAAGAACTCCAGATGGTTATTATTTTGATCAAACATCAGGTATTTTTTTAATAGAAATAGAAAACTACTCAAGAGTTACTGATGTCCGACTAGAGGATTATATTTCATGGTGGGCGGACAACTTTGATTGGATTGAATATGTTCCAATAATAATTATGGAATTTAATCGTTTTGGTGCTTTTCAAAGAAATATTATCAAAGAGACTTACGACAAGAGAAGCAGTATAAAAATATTAAAAGAGGCTATGAAAAATGGGTAATGATTTTAGAGAAGTGCTATCAGGAATAAATCCAGATGCAGTAATACTTGAACCAGATTATTTAGACAAGGCAATTATTGGTATAGCAATAAACGATACGCCAGTACTCGTTTACGATACCGACAAGATAATAGATTTGCTAATGTTACACGAAGGGTTTGATTTGCACGATGCAGTAGAGTGGAATGATTATAATATCTTGAATTTAAGGGGGGATAACTATCCAATCCATATGAAGACTGATTGGTCTGGCTATGTATAAGTATAGCTACAATCACAAAACGCCCGTAGAGGCTAAGATAATGCTCTTATTTGGCATTTGTGGGGGAGACCCTAGCGACATTGAACTGACTACCGATGAGTTTGATGGAAGTTCTGTAAGAATGTTGAGTTACAAAAATGAACGGATTAATAAAGATGTACTGGATTATGTAAGGACTATATTATTATGGGAAGACAAGAAGCTTGTGGAATTTATTGAAATTTCAAAAGTTAGTTTTCAAAGTTCAAAGTATCGTTATCGAATTTTAGAAAAAGATACATATATAAATAAGGAGTGAAAAAAAAGTTGGGAACTTTTTGGAAACTTAGTGCGTATAAGAGTAAACGGCACACAAAAAAAGTGCCACAAAAAAAGGAGAAATAATGAAAGTTAAACATGGTAAATACAAGTGGAAGCCAGACTTATCTAGGGAAAAGTGGGATGATTATATTAATGTATTTGATTGTGAATACACTGCATTTTATTTGAATCTTCCAGATGTAAATCATATTAGCATTGATTTTAAACACGTTGATTATGAACCAGATAATCACGACCATAATAAATATGTCAGACCTATTTATTACATCGAGATATGGTGGGATGATGAATACCAAGTTTATTCGACCAGAAATTTTCAAAATTTAAAAGGCACATTTCACAGATACGTTAGGCACATAGAAAAACTTTTCGATACTAACAATGTTAATGAGAAAACACTTTCTGCATTTTTTGACCAAATACAAGAAGAAGATGTTGCCAGAGGAAAGTATGATGACGAAAGACTAGCAAAGAAAGATTTTGCTAGAAGAGTAAAAAATACATTTGGAACTTTTTAAATTTTTAAGCGTATAATAAGAAACGGCATCAGAAAAAAATGCCACAAAACAAGGAGTTAAATAATGAGTAAATACTTTTACGAATGGCATTGGGAATCAATCTCTAATTTGCATATTGGTGAAGATGGATTAGAAGCGTGGGATACAGAAGATTTTGATTTTGGAGATTCTCTTTTCGAATTATTTGGTAAAAGCACTAAAGCTAAAAAGGGAATTGTTGATGCTATCAATAATGATACTCACAGAATTACAATTCAAAAATGGAAAGATGATGGTAATGATTGCTATGTACTTGATTATGCTGATGTTCATAAATGTGGGAAGATAATAAAAGGTACAAATTTTGGAAGATTGCCTAAACGATATAAAGATGAACTAAAACCATATTTAGGAGGTAAGTAATGAAAGAATATTATTGGACGATAGAATCTAGTGGGATTATAGAAGCTGAATCTTATGAGGATGCAAAGAAGGAATTAGAAGAACACGCTGAACATTATATATCAGAGGATCAAAAGTATTGGAGAATAAAACTAGACAAATCAGAGGAGGAGGAGTAATGAGTAAAGAAGTAAAGATGCCTAATAAAAATAAACTAAGCGTAAAAGAAATTGCACAACTAAGTGAAAGGCTAAACCAAATTGAGATTGAGCAGAAAAGGGCTTGGGGTTTGGATAGAATTAGTGGTGGTTTTGTCCATGCTAATTTTTTGGATTACGATAATGAAAAAATATATATCGAAATAAAAGATGGCGTTCAGTCTGATTGTAAAAATAGAGTCAACACAGAAGAGGTTTCATTGTGGAGACATAACTTAGAATACACTAACTAAAGGGGGTGAGTAATGAGTAAAGAGAAAACAAAAGATTACTTAAGCGATGATGAGTTTAATCTATATTGCGAAATACTAAATTCTTCTATGCTAAATGCACTTACAAACTTTGTTAATATGTGTAAGTTTAATAATATATCAGGACAGGACTTGAACCACATGATTAGCAGTGTTATGTCTAAGCTTCACGCTACTCACATCGCCTGTTTTTACAATTGTGAACCAGAACCATTAAAAAGATTAATTGAAGACTTTAAGGATGAGATTTCTCAGATGCAAAAAGAAGCTAATGAGGGCGAAAGCTTTTTTGAAACGGGTCAGGCTTAGTGTGGTTAGTCATAATGAAATGCTACTAGAGATAGAAACGCTTTTGGTAAAAGCAACCGAGCTACAGAAAAGGTATGAGGAGGGGCTTTTGAGAATCAATGAACTTACAAACAACCTAGAAGACTATCCTCAAATTAACAAAGCAGAACTACTTGATTTGATTTTTCAAATTACAAATAGTTGTTTAGGAAAGGGAATAAAATGAGAGTAAACGATAACACAGACCCAGTATATAATTTTATGCACATAGATCCTACTTTAATTAGGACTCGAACTTGCCAAACTTTAATTGAAATATTGTTGGCTTGTCGTAATTTTGTAGATGAAGATTTACAAAGTCGGATAGATCATGTTGCGAGTACCAGAGAAAAAGAAATGGAAAGACAAGTAACTGCAAGGAGGACTTAATGAAACACTATTTTGATTCACTGTTTAACGACAACCTATCTTTTATTTTAGGTTGGGAAGCCTTTGTGCTTTTTATCTTATTGTTTTTTATAAGCATAGCTTATAGGTTAAATAGCATTGAGGCTAAGATTAATAGCCTTCTAAAAGATGATGATGAAAAATAATTTATTTAAGAGTGGCTTAATTGCATTGTTGGACTGTACATTTTCGTTATTGATAAATGAATTTCATAAACAAAATGAATACTGGGGTAGTGAACTATCACAAAAAGAACAAAACGATGCGGAGCGTGTTTAAAGTTCAAGTCTCTAAATAAATTCAGCATAAATAAAACTAAAAAATATGGCAGACAAGGTAAGTGTAAGATATGTACTCGGAAGTACCACAATGAAGTCTGGTACCCGAAAAGAAAAGTAAAAAGAGCAAAGCATATAAATCTAAGAAAAAAGGAATTAAAGAAAAAAAATTATTTAAGAATAGTAAAAGATTATTTCGTAAAAGGTTGTGTTGATTGTGGCGAAAACGATAGTAGGGTTCTGGAGTTTGATCATGTTAGGGGAGTTAAGAAAAAGATAGAAGGTAGGAGAGGGGTAATGGGTCTAGTGTCTCAAGGGTACACATGGAAAACAATCAAGAAAGAAATAGATAAATGCGAAGTAAGGTGTAGGAATTGCCACAAAATAAGAACTTATAAGCAGTTTAATTACTATTCTGAAATTAAAGATGAGATCAGGAAAATAGAGAAAGGATAAGCATGCCAAATAAAAAGAAACAAAAACTAATACTAATACCAGACCCTCAAATGGAAGGACTAATAGACAAAGTTTTAAAAAGGTACAGGGACTCTAATCTTTTTTCTGAAAGTGCCAGAGTTCACATATCCAGAGAAATTTATCATGTGCTATGTGAATATATATCACAAGTAAATCAAGGCATCATTGATGAGAACCCACTAGCACCTAAACCAGTTGAGAAGAAAGTTTTATCGCTAACACCAGAAGAATTTAAAAGGAAGCAAGAGGGTAAGCCTGTTAAAAAAGCAAAAGCAAAGACTGAAATTATTTTAAAAGAACCTGTAAAAAAGATGGAACAAAATTCAAAGCGAAGCGTACAAAGAACAAGAACACAAAGATCATTGGAGAAATAAATGTTTACGACACTAGATGAATTAAAGTATAGAATCAATAAAGACATAACAGATATAGAGTCTGTTTGGACTAGCAAAGATCCAGACAATGAACTTTATTATGCAGAGATATGTGGTTTAAAGAGGGCTCTTGACCATGTATCCAGAATAAAACAACACCGCTTAAACGAGCTAGATGCTTGGGCTGAGCGTGAATTTAATCGAAAGGATAAAAATGCAAACAACACTAGGGAAACAAACTGAGATAAGTATTCACGATATAAAATCTGTCAAACTTGAAGAAGTAAAAGAGTTTGATGGTATGAACTCTAACTACTACAGGGTTATGAAAATAACTTCATCTGATGGACAAGAGTATGAGATAAACCTCTTTTCTAAAGATGGTTGGAACATTTACATTAATGAGTTAGATGATTAATATTAATTACTATACCTCCGGGGCAGGAACCAGATTGGTTTACTATTCATTTGCAATCTGGACTCCTACAACTACACCCAAGCAAATCCTGCCCCGATATTCTTTACTGGAGGTCTTGTGCTAGACTTAATCCAGATATATAATGACTGGCTTAAAGTAAAGAATGAGATGCACCGAAAAAAGAGGTACGAAGGGTACCAATCTTGGTTTCATGGATCTGCTTCTGGGATGTGCATGCGAAAGCATTACTTTCAGCACATCGCAGGAGTCAAGCCAAAGCCAGTTAATGAAAGTACTCTTAGGTTATTTAGAATGGGAGATCTAGTGCATGAGGATATTCAAAATGCAATACGAGACTATGCGGAAACTAGCGGAGCATCAATATTTATAGAGAGGGAAATCCGCATCCCAGAGGTGAACGTCAGGGGTTTTCTTGATGTTATTATTGCAGAGGATAAGACTCTGTACGACATCAAGACCTGTAATTCTTGGAAATGGAAACAACTATTTGGCAGGGCCCCTGACCCAAACCCAGCAATAAATTACTTACTACAACTAGGAACTTATGGTTGGTGGTACGAGATGAAGTTTGGTGAGAAACTAGAAAAACTAGCTTTACTTTATTATAAAAAAGATAATTCTGATATGCGAGTAAAGCATATACCGGTCTCTTATATTGATAGAGCAAAAGAATATTGGAGAGATGTAAAGAAAAGGTTTAAGAAAGGAAACCCACCTATAGAACTTGGAGTAGCTCCTGTATATCAATGGGAGTGCAATATCAAATATTGCAACTTTTACGAAGTTTGTGGAGGTGGATTAAAAGGAAAAGGAGATGAGTTGTGAGTGAACAAAGTAAAACAATAAAGGTGTATGATTCCTACGAATTAGCATGTAAGGCAGACGACTTTAAAACTAGCGATGAATACAAGCTTGGACTAGACTCTGGAATATATGCTATTTTTGATAACTTGTCAGGCTATCAGTGTAGGGACTTAGTAAAGACCTTAATAGAAAATAATATGGGCGAACATGTCCCATATCATATTATATATAGACTCGCAAAGGAAAGTAAGGTTGCCTTAGATAGGAAGGATATAACTGCATATTTACACAAAGTAAAGGAGGATAATAATGAGTGAACAACAACCAAACTGGGATAAGATAACAGAAGGTAAGGTAAGGCATGGCTTTGCCATAGAGGCTTTTAAGAAAGGAATGTCTTTAGATAAAGAAACTATGGACTTAGTAGACAAATGGGTTTACTTTGTTATACATGGCCTTGAGGGTCTTAAAGACATTGTGAATAACCATAAGGTAGAGCAACCTGACTTAGTAGAGCACATTGTAAAAGCTACCAATGGTGAAGTTTTAAATGGGACTTCGGAAGGGCATGTGTCTGGTAAGATATTAGATGCTATTAAAGGCCTAAACAAACAGAACCAAAACAGGGTTAAGAAAGCATTAAAAGCTGGTAAGATTACAGTAAACAATCTTGATACAAGCCTTAGTCGTATTCAGGAAATGAAACAAGCTCAGGGAAATGGTTGATATAGGAGATGCTTATTACCCCGGTGGATTTGACTTAGAAAAGAAAGGAGTACCAGAGGGTAGGTACACGGCAAGCATTGTATCTTTAGAGACTAATGAGAATATGAGGTTTGGTAATTATATTGCTGATGTTTTTAAACCCGAGTACATGATTGATAAGTTAGAACATCCTGCCTATGAAGAAGAGGTGGTAAGGGACAATGGTATCTTTAGGTATAAAAAGATTGATGGATGTCTATATGACCACAAAAAGAACTGGGGTTATGCAAAATTCCTATCTCTGATAGGACTCCGCAACGATAAAGATGAGGGTGGGCAACTACCCTTTCTTTATCAAAATAATATAAGCGGAGCTAAGGTATTGATTGATGTTTTTATAAAAGAGTTTACCAATGATAGTGATAGCGTAGTGAAGTACCCGGTAGCAAGAGCAGTGCAACTATTAAAGAGTCCAGAGGTTCCTTTCTAGTGGGCTTAGATATTAATACTGAAAGAGGACAAAGGTCTTTGAAGTATGAAAGAATTATGTTGGATCGTATTAAGAACAGTTTTTCTGTAGATTTAGTTGAAACTGATAAGTCAATGGATGCTAAAGTAGATGGATTGGTTTTGAAAGATGGTCAGCTTATGGGAATTTTTGAATCTAAGTGTAGGGATATGAATTATGTACAGTTTCAACAACATAAATCTTGGCTTGTTACTTTTGATAAACTATTAGATGGTAAAAAGCTATCACAAATGCTAAGGGTTCCTTTTTTGGGATTTCTTTATTTAATCCCCGATCAAATGATTTTTTACTGGAAAATAACAGATGAAACTGGTGAGTTTAATTTTGACTTTAAGGTAAGAAAAACTAAGACACAAAAAACAATCAATGGAGGTGAAGCGATTAGAGTAAATGCTTATCTCCCTAACGAATATGCGAGTGAAATAATATGATAAAACCAAGATGTATAGCTACTATCCGGTATTCAAAGCAAGAGATTGAAATACATATAAATGCACTAAAAACATTTTTAGGAAATGAAAAGCATAGAATGTATTTCGGCCCTTACGAAAAGCTACTTAGGGATATGAAGGCTATAAAAGAACAAATGCTAGACAAAGAAAGCGAAGCAGTGGTAAATAGAGATAAAGAAGAACAAATAGTAAAAGGATCTGTATGTCAAGAATAAAGCAAATTAAAAACACTAAGATTGTTAAAGGGTATGAGTTTATAGAGTACCTGTATGAATGTCCTGAGTGTGATTATGAAACATGGGCTGGGTCTAAAAGACTTTTTCAAACCTGCCCTGTTTGCCTGCCTAAAAAAGATAACCCTCCAAAGGTGCAGATGGCTATATGAAGAATCCTAAAAACGTAAGGCGAGGTAGGCGTAACAGGCAAAGAGGTGCTGAGTTGCAGAGACAGTCGGTGAGAACGGCTAAGGAATATGGCTTAGAAGCTTTTAATCGAGATCGAGGTGGGGCACAGCACGAGAAGGGAGACATCGAAATAGAAGAAAGGTATTATGGTTGCAAAAGAAGAACACGAATTGCCAAATGGTTAAAGCCTGAGAAGAATGAAGACGGTGTTGTGATTCGTGAGGACAGAGGCAAGCCATATATCGTACTTGATTTTGAAAAATATATTATGCTATTATCTTTACTGAAGGAGTTTAATGATGAGAAGTGAAAACGAAACACATGCAACAAGTTTAAAGTCTTTGATTGAATTTTATACATTTCTTTTGGATTCTGGGTCTATTCAGGTAAATGGCTCGGCTCACAGTAGACTAAAAGAACTAGAGGCAAAACTTAAAAAGCGTAACAACTGGAAGCTTTCAAGGTATGCAGTGTTATCACTCAAAAATTTTAAAAAAAATTAACTTAACAACAAACAAAAGGAGGATTCAGTATGGCTGAGTTCAAACAAAAAAACCAAAGCTTCTCGCTTTGGAAAAACGACTACAAAAAAGAGGGTGATAAAAAACCTGATTATACAGGTACCGCTATGGTAAACGATCATAAGTTTGATTGTGCTATGTGGATAAACGAAGACAAAAATGGCAAAAGATACCTAGCTGGTACCTTTAAAGAGCCTAGAGAAAAGACTAACAGTATTTTCTAGGTACTTTTACTAACAATAGCTAATAGCGGGCCTAACGGCTCGCTTATGGCTATAAAAATATTAGGCATACATGACTTCAATAAATTTATTTTATCGCTATAAACGCCAGATTAGAGGGTGTTTTTTAGAGCAAACCTATAATTTATACACAAATGTTTGAACATTGTCCAAAAACAAACACTAGCTGTTGCTTTTGTGGAAAATCAAGATACAATCCCCACATACAGAAGAATGATACTGAGGTAAAACTATTTTGTGGAGTAGCTAGAAGTTACGATACCTTAGTTAGTTCATTACCAGAGTGTTGGTTAAAGATGTCTAAGTATGAAAAGTCTAAATACACTAAACGTAAGAACGAAGAATATCAAACTAAGAAAAATTCAGGAGCATTTAAGTAATGGATATATTAGATGAGTTTCAAAGCGAAGAACATTATCTGACAAGAGATAAGCAGTTAGAATTAAAAGATTTAATTAATGCTAAATACAATAAAGAAATATCAAAAAAAGAGTATTATAAAAGATTAATTAAATTTTGGAACGAAAACGGCTTTCCGGAAATGTCAGAGGATGACATATTAGAAACTTACTAAGTCTGCATAAACCTCTAGTAATTGATCGTGGGTTAAAAGCCTGCTATATGCTTTTTCGCCAATTTTTTTCCTGAGTTGATTTTTTCTTGCAACATATTCTGATTCGCTGGCCCCGGGAGCAATCTTAGACTTTGTTAAAAGCCTTTTTCCGTTTAAAGACCTTGCTATACTTGCAGGGTCTTTTCCAGATTCTGACACTGCATCTACTGCAAACTTAAAAACTTCTGACGGCTCCTTATTATCCATCATCGCATTATAAGCTTTTATCATATTTTTTCTAAAATTCTTTATTTGTTCATCAGGAACAGACTTATAAGTCCCTCCATATTTATTTTTAATTTTCCACCGATAGTATGCACGAATAGCATTATCTGTTTTTCTTGCTTCAGGGCTTCCAAAACCAACAGCAACCAACCCATTCTTAAAGGCTTTATTTACCGGAGCAAACCTTTCTCCAAATTTTATTGCCCTATCCACCCCTTCAACATAGGTATATCTACCAGTCCCTGCTGTAGCGTTATAAAGTTCTGTAATAACTGTGTAGGGATAGATCGCATCTAAAACAGATCCTTCTGTAGCTTGAAGTATTTGACCGTACATACCAGCTACCGCAGTATAAAACCAAGCATCTTTTAAAGTTTCTAATGGATTCTCCAAAGCTTCGTTATACTTAATTTCAACATTGTCACTTCCCCCATACATATAAGCTAATGAAAACTGAGCAACAAGACCGGCTACCGCAGTGCCTGCGATCTCACTAAGCATAGCCCTGTTGGCATCTACTATTTTACCATAGTTTTTTTCTCTGGCACCTTCTTTAAAAACCTCTACATAAGTTTTTCTAGCCCTATTAAAAGATCTTATTTTCATTTGTGCATAGGTTTCAAAACCTTTTACAGCTTTAAATATCCTATTTGACTCTATCCTAGATTGTTCTCCGAGTCTCTGTGCTCCACCAGTTAAATGAGCAGGAGCTCTTCTAATTAAAGCATCATAAAGCCTTTGAGGAGCTTTACCGCTAACCATTAGCCGAGCATCCTCTCTGGAAAATCCCATTTCTCTTAAAAATATCTTATCTATATTTTTACCTTTTCCCCTTTTGTACATCTCAACTTTGTTTAAAGCCACTACAGCCGCAGTAGCTTCTTGAAGTTGGTTTATTTGTCTGTATAAAAAAGCACTTCTTTGTAATTCATTTAAAGCTCTCATCCTAGATGTTATTGGCCTTTGAGGGTCAATAGAAAAATTTGCAACATCTTTTGTTATTGCACCTATGCCATCTAAATAATTTTCTAATTGCTTTGCTTTTGCAGATGGCAAGCCTAGCTTTAATTGATAAAGGGCTTTAATTAATTCAGGAGTTCCTGCAAATCTTCTAGTGCTTCCCAAAAACTCACCAAGGTTTGGTATTGCAGAAGCAGAAAGAGATGTTGTCCTTATAAGGTCATAACCGGCTTCAATCGCCCTAGTCGCTTTAGAGGTTCCTATTATATAAGAAGGCTCAACGGGAACGCCACTTAACGCTTTTATCATTTCGTGAAACTCAGTAACGGAACCGCCTTCTTTCCTTATCTGCTCTTTTGCTTTGTTTATTATGCTTGTGCCTGCTAATTCCTGACCAAAAACCTTGGCTACTCCAACTCTGCTAGATCCGGTCTCTGCTAATCTTCGAGCGTAATCAAAAGGTCTATGCTCTACTATAGGTAATATTTGTCCGTCAACTTTTATTGCATGAGGTATGTGTTTCCACTTTCTACTATGTTCAGCTTGGGTTGTTCTGGTTGGTCTGGCAGAAGGAACTCCTCCAGATAAAATATTTCCAGAACCTGTAAAATTTTCACGAAACTCGCTAAAATAATCTTGTACTTGAGATTCTTTCGCTCCAGAAGCCTTAGAAAATTCAGAAACCAAAACTTTAAATTCGTTTGACGAAGGCCCTTTTTCTATAATACTGTAAAATTCTGAAGTCATTATTCTAGGGGCCACATCTCTACCGATAACTTTAAAAGGGCGAATCTTGCCATCTTTAGCTTCTTGCATCAACCCTATTTCTTCATACAAACGACCTCTCTCCTCTATAAGGTCTTTCATTTTTTCAACTATTTTTTGAGACTCTTTTGATACTTTTACCGGGAGACCCTCTATTCTAGCATGAAGCTTTGACATCAAAACTTTATTACCCCCTCCCACATCTACATTTACAAACGTAGAAAGGTCTTTAACGGCCTTACCTTCAGCTCCTAAATACTTACCCGAAAGCTGTAAAACAGCATCCACATACTCCGCAAGCCTTCCAGAAGCTTCTTTTGTTGCATCTATTGCTTTTCTACCATTTCTTGCCATCTCTACAGATGTTTTAGTTCCTACACTAGCAGTTCTTTCTATCATGTCCGAAAAAAAGAAGTTGTAGACCCTTTCAGCACCTCCTCTTTTCACCGGATCTGTAGATAGGGTTTCTGAATTGTCTACTTTTATATTTTGATCTTTAATTTTTTTGTCTAACCTTGCTTGAGCTTGGTTGTAAAGCCTGTCTACCTCAATATCTCGCAAGCTCTTTGGTTTGTTTTTTAAAGATCCAAAAAATTCTTTTATCTTTCTAGGGCTTACTATTCCAATAAAAGATTGAAGCTCTATTCCTTCCTCACTTGCAATTTTCTGCGTGTCTCTTTGCAATTCTTTAGCTCTCTGAATAGACTTCTTAAGCCTTTCTATTGTTAATGGTGTTAAATTTGGATTAGAGAGTGCACTTTCGTTATTTTTTATTGTGAGATCTAAATCGCTAAATTGCTTTTGAAGCTTAAATGTTTTTATTTTTTTCTCTGAAGGGGTTTTTATAGTTGAGGTCTTTTGCAAATCTAAAGATTCTAAAGCCCTATCTTGCTCTCTTCTTTTTAAAGAAGCTATTATTTCAGCTTGTTTACGCCTGCCTGCATCTGCCGGATGAAGGGGAACTTCTCGAAGAGGATTTGGCTCAAATGGATTGTTGTACAGGTCAGCCTCTTTTAAATAATTTTCCAGTCTTTTAATTTCTGCCTTATCTCTTCTAACTAACTCAATCTCTAAATTTTCTAATCGCTCTTTAAATTGGATCCTGCCTTCTACAACATCTTTTGCAACTTGTTCAGTAGAAACAATTTTTCTTTCGGCTGGGGTTAATGGCTTTGGAGGCGTGAATAAATTATCAATATCTTTTCTTTCAACGACTATTTCATTTAACTTTTCAACTTTAGCATCTATACTAATCTGCATATCATCTAATACTTTCTGTTGAACACCGTTTTTTTCGAGGGTTTTCATATCAGATGAGAGCCTTCTAATATCTGACTCTATCTCTAATCTTTCTGGTCTCGTTTGATTTCTTGGAGTAAATTCTACCTTTCCAAGTTCTTTTGTACCTCTCAATCCATCCTGACCTAGAGATAAAGCACCCTCTTTAACAAGCTGTTTAGTTGTCTTAGCAGAAACGTCAATTTTTTTAAAATCTATTCCTGTTTCTGTCAAGGTGCTTTTAGATGGATCTTTTGAAGTTTTTATTAGATCGCTTTTAAAACCTTCTGTAAGCTCTATACCTTTCTCTAACATAGGACTTCTGGATTTTTCTGGCGACTTGCCCTCTATCGCAAGCTCTACGGCAGTCTTTAGCCTATTTCTAATTCCATTAGCAACTTCAGGCATTGGTCTTCCGGATATTTCCGTTTGTCTTTGTATCTCCTCACCAAGACTTTCCGTTATCCTTCTTTGATTTTCAGTAGAGAATTGCTTTAAAAATTTCAAACCTATAATAGTCCCAGCCGCTTCAACATATCCTCGCTTTGTTATCTCCTCACCCTCAATAAGAGGTGCGACAGTTCCCAGCCCGAGCACTTCAAAACCAAATTCTCCAGCTTTAGCTGTTTTGTCACCAATTAAATTTCCAGCTTTAGCACCAGCAAGACCCAAAAACCCAACGCTTCCACCAACAGCAATTCCCTTTAAAGCAGACTCTAATGCCTCAACAACATCAACCTCACCTGTAAGTTCAATCTGATCCACTATATTCCTGCCGGCATCAAAAGCTCCAAACCCACCAGCTCCCCCTGTCATTCTAACAACCGCTTCTTTCGCAAAGGTTCTAACTTGAGGCAAGGGAACCTTTAAGCCTTTAGACATTATCCTTGCGGCACTATCTGCATACCTAGCCACCCTTTTTAACTGAGGAAGGGTTTTGATTGCCTTTTTACCCACTATTGCACCACCTTTACCACCCAAACCAAAAAGCAAAGCATCAGCAGGCATAACCATAGAGATAGCACCTGAAATTACTTGCTCTAAAAAATCTACAGAAACCATATCACTTGCTTTGTCTATTTTTACATCAGGGTAATCATCTAAGGGGACAGTTTGATCTAAGTTCATAATTCTAAAAACAGCACCAGAAACAGACTTTTCCATAGCTAAATCAACAACACTGGGTGGGGTTGCTCCTACGCTAGACTTAACCTTTCTATAAGCATCACGCTCACTCAAGCCTTTTCTTTTCTCTTTAACTATCTCTTCTTGCATCATCCTTTTATTGAAAAACCTTGCAACATCTTTATCCGTAGGTTTAAATATTCTTCTTTTTTCAGGGGCTGGCCTTTCTTCAAACCCCTCTATAGCAGAAACAGGCGTTAAGCCAATAAACTTAGAAGTCGGTCTTTGAAAGTTGGAAATTTTATTTATTGCATCTGGCTCTGAAGCTGTTTTTATTATGTATTGTGGGTTGTCCCTACCAGCTTCTAATCCTTCAATAAGTCTTTGTAAGTTTTTGTTTTGCTTAGGTATTAAAGATTTTCTTTTTTGATTTACAATCTTAACAAAAGACTGCACTTCAGGACTTTCTATTGGTAGTCCAGAGTATTTAGAATAAAAAACCGCAGGGTCATTATTTGCTTGCCCTAATGTACGGTCAATAATATCTTCACCAGTACGCATACCGGTTTCCATGTCCTGAAATTCAAGAAGGCTACGACTGCCCATCATAACGCTACCGCCAAGATTTTTTATTTTTTCTATATTGGTTTTTTTGCGAGGAAGATTTACGCCGTAAGGATTGTTTTTAGCAACACTATTTTCCTGTTGCTTTACAGATTCGTAAATTAAATTTTTAAAAGATTTTTCTCTTTGTGCCTCAAACCCTTCATCTGGATCAATTAGCACTTCTTCAGGGTCTATAGCTGGGGCCGAAGAAGAAACCTTTACTTCAAAAGTGTTAAAATCCCCAAGCTCATGGGTCTCAGATACCTTGTCGTAAAACTTACGCCTAGAATCTGGGTTTCCCATCTTTGTTTTAAAGGTGTTAAAATCGCCAATTTCATAAGTTTTAGAAACTGAATCATAAAGTTTGTTCAGAGATTCTAATGGCATTAATACTCAACTGGAATCTTATTCACCACTTGAGTACTATCTGCTTCGCTCGAATTGAGGTCTATGTTTCCAATTCTGTTTTTAAAGCTGGTAGTAAAAGGAGTTGCTGTTGTGGGGTTCAGTAGCTTATCTATTCTTTTTGATATTTGATTTTGAATATTTACCAAGTCGCTATACTCAGTCGAGTTTCTGTCTCCTTGAAAAAACATTACATTTCGACTGGCTACATCCAACTGTTTTGTTAAGGCATCAACTTGGGCTCTTGGAGAAACTGCTTTTGCAATATTAGGATTTACTCTTTGGTTGTCTTCTAAATACCTCATAAAACCTAAAGCATCTCGATACATTTTTTTTGAACCTTGCTCTTTTTTTATTATTTCTTCCATAGCTTTAGAAGGGTTAGACTTGGCGAGTCCTTTCATTAACTCACCAAAAGACCCGGGATTTTTTTTGACCCACGACTCAACAGAAGCACTCGTTTTGTTTTTGTTTAATGCTTCTATTTTTTCCTCCACCTGCTTTATTCGAGATGGATTGTTCGCTACAAAAGGAGATATTAAAAGTTCTTTATACTTATTTATTTTTTCATCCCCTGAAAGGTCAGGGTCAAAAGAATTTAAAACAGACTGGTAAGAATCCTCTTCTTCTTTTAAAGCTTTTCCTACACTTCTTATTTGTGGGTTTTTTGAAGTCGAAAAAACCTCAGCCCTCGAACTTGGAGGAATTAGGTTTGCTACCCTCATCTCATTGTTAAAATCTTGCTGTTCAAGAGCTAATTTATTTTGCTGATACTGTCCAACAAGCTGTGGTATACTATCTAAAAAGTCTGCAAAGCTAGTGTCGTATGTGGAAGGGGAAGACTGTCTTGCTGAATAGATACTACGTCTAGCCACCGTAACCTCCTCCGGAGGCACCTAATAGGAAAGACGGCCCTGAAAAGCCATAGCTAGTAGCGTTATTAGGATCTGATCCGGCACTAACCCAAGCATTGTAAGAGTTAACGCTAGGCCAACCCGGAGGGATAGTTGATACGGATAAATCCCCAGTTGTTTCAGTGCCAGCACCAACTCCTGCCGCCGCATCTTGCCCTGCTCTATAATCCGAAGACAAGACACTTGTGCCAATAGGGCTGGCTCCGAACTCTGCACCACCAGCAACTAAATCAGCCGCAGTGCCTAATGTTTGTGATGTAAAGTCTCTTTGAGCTTGTTCGATACCCCTAGACAATCCTTCCTGTGCACTTTGCCTCATTTGACTCATCGCCTGTTGACCAGCTCCAGAACCAGCAAATCCAGACTGGGCTTGTTGTTGTGCAAACTGTTGAGTTCCTGTAAGTAAATTCTCTTGTAAGCCTCTAGCAAGATTCTGTATTTGAGTAGGATCCATATCGGCAAATAATTTTAATTGCTCTGGAGTAGGATCAAGGCCTTGTTCTTCAAGTACCTGCTCTGCTGTTAGACCGCCTCCATATTGGAACCCTACGAAACCGCCATCCTCATACCCAACAATATCATCAAGCAAATTGCTCTTTTTGTCGCCGTACATTAAATCAAATAAGGTATTTGTTTTAAACCCCGGCATACCTAGAAAAGCCCTCCAGTGGGATTTAGAAGCCCGGAAAGACCTGTTGGAGTTTGACTAGGTGCCTGTGCAGGAGGACTTTGATTAAGAGGGTTAAAGAGGTCGAACTCTTCAAAGCTTGTGTACATAGTAGGATCAACACTTGCTCCAAAATTAGGATTTGTGTATGTAGGTGCTTTTGGCATAGAAGCGTATGTATCAAAAAGCATTGTCTGATCGCCTAACTTTCTAATCTGATCCATCGCTGATTCAGTCTTAGAACTAAAATCTAATAAGTCTTCCGGTGGGCGAAATCTAAACCCTCCAGAAACTCCGCTACCATAACCACGACCCGACTGAAGAGCCGCACCTTTAACATCACTAGCCTTGCCTGCCATATCCAACAGTAAATTAGTGCCATACCCAGTTCCTTCAAAGCCACTTAAACCAGTCATTCCAGCCTTAGTCCTACCGATAAAGTTCTTAATTGGGTCAGCAAGCTTACCCTTGAACTTGCCATATATCCCCCCAGAAGGCGAAAGTCCAGCAGTTAAACCTGCTCTTACACCTGCCATACCAGCTCTTTGCAAAATCCCTTTCGTAAAATCTTTACTAGCTCGACCAACATCTTTAAAGGCCTCTTGATTAAATACCGTACCAGAACGATCAACGGATTGTGCTTTCCCAGCACCAAACCTCTCTCCAAGCCCCTTGCCTAAAGCCGTACCAAGCCCAGAGCCAATAGCTAAACCAACAGGGCCAGCAAAAGGAGTGATTGCCGCACCAAGAAGGCCGCCGGCAAGACTACCTACACTTCCGAAAATACCCCCTTTTTGCTGTCTTTTTGCCTCTCTTTGTTGAGCCGCTTCAAGCTTTCTTAGGTCAGACTGTCTTTGCCTCGCCTGTGCTAATCTAGCACCACCAGCACTTAAACCAAAGCTCCTGTTAAAAGCAGTTGGAGATCCGCCAGTTTGCATCATACTTAAAAGGTTGCCTTGGGGGCCCATATAAAAGCCACTTCGATTGGGGCCAGAGCTAATAGGTGTGTACCCTTTTGATTTATTGGAAGAGTAGTGCATATTATAATCCTTTAAAATTTAATACAATTATAGTAAAAGAGGGTATCATTTATATTGAATCTACTAAACAGGTGCAACTAAAAAGCCTGTAAAATAAGAATAGTAGTTTTGAGCACTATAAATGTCTTGACTTGCACCAGAAGCATTAAGCACCTGAGCCTTAATTGTTTTTCCGCTTTCTATTAAATAATCCGTACTACAGGTAAATAAAATAAATTTATTTGAAGCATAATCTACATTCGTATGATTAACAGCTTGCTCAAAGACTGAACCATCAGTACTGTTAGATATTCTCAAATCCATTCTTTCCCCTGCATCTATCTCATCACTATCATCGTCATCGTATAAAACTTTTAATTCAAAGTGGTAGATCCCTTTTATCGGTGTGACAAACACATTACTAGCAAAGTTATTGTCATTGTCATACAGCTCTCCACTAAACGTTAAGTCTGTAAAATTACTTGAATGACTAGCTATTGTCTGACCGTTGGTAATGGTCGCTCTGAATGCAGGCCAATTATGACCCTGAACTTTATATAGGTGAGGATTGACTGCTCTACCTACATTTATATCTCGATCTACAATTTGATTTCCATCTTTAGAGAAATTGTTTTTATAAAGAACTCCTTGATGTTTTTTATATAAGGCTAAAGTCTTCCCTTTTGGCTTTGAAAAAACATGATCGCCCTCTAAGACAGTCTTTGAAGAAACTCCCCTATTTAAAGTCCTAATACCGCCTTCTTTAGAGTTTTGTATTCTCCTACTGTCTCTATCCATCAGGAGACTTTCTTGTGTATAAACCTATAATCTATTGCAATTTCATTTATGTCAATAGACCCGGCATTAGGGGGGTTTATTTTAAGCTGAACAGCTTGGCATGTAATGGGTGTGCTAAATGCAAATGAAGCAACCCTCCACTCTGAAGACGTATCCGCAAAATCTACAGAACCATCAACATCTGTAAACGACTGCATAACTCCACTGCTATTAATATATCTTGCTTCCAACGGGTCTGCTTGTGCCGCACTTGATTTATAAGTTATATTTATTTTATATATTTTTTTCAAACGATAAGGATTGCCAAAATCTAAAAACTTTGTTATGAGTTCTATTCCAGAACTTGAAGTGCTTGAGGTGGGTAAATAATACCTAATATTGTTCGCAGTGCCAGTGGCTGTAGAGGTTTGAATTACTAAATCTCCGTTACCATCTATAATAAAATTACTATAAGTAACATTGTCAAAGAAAGTTGTTTGATCTGAGCTTTGAACCCAAGACCTAGATCCAAAGTCGTATATTAAAGTATTCATCGGATCTGTAGACCCATCAGAGTCTTGCAATATAATAACCTGTTTGTACTTAGGGGCATAACCAACAATGCTATTTTCGTTGTAAAAGTCTTTCCAAGAAAGCCCATTGTCAGTATTCGCATTTGTTGCATTTACAGTGTCCAGCTTGCCATCGCAAAGATTAACGATGTTGGATCCATTATAAAACCAGCATCCAGCAGAGTTTACCCAAACAACACCTTCGTCAGATCTAAAAGCCGCTTCTTTGTGCCTAACTCCATTGTGTTTAAAAGTGTTCTCTAAAAACCAGCCTGAAGGAGAAGGAGATGACACATTTACAATAAACAAAGTTCTTTGTTTAAAAGCTAATAGCCTATCACCATACGCAATAAGAGACACATATTCTTCACTATCACCACGAACAACATCAATAAAATTAAAAGAAGGAAAAGTGTCGTACTTTCCTATTTCGCTATATAAAATTCTATCTCCGTAGTGCTTACTGTCGTCATTGGCAGAATCTTCATTTCTTGTTTTTACGTTAGCTAAAAAAACTCTTCGGTTACAGATAGCCGCACACATCCACATCTCTCCTATCCTGCCAAAATCAATAGATAAAGTGCTCGAAGGCCAGCCGTTTAAGGTCTCATAAGTATCTAAGCTTGGCTGTAGGGAAGTTACTGTTCCTGTGCTATATTGATTCGCAGAGCCGCTTGTTGTCCAGCCTGAAGTGTAATCAGCATCTAAACTAGCTCTTATTCCTTTTGAAAAATCAGCCTCTGCTAAAAAAGTCCACTCATCGTCACTGCCAGAAACTCTAAAGTAAAGCCTACTTCCGCTTATCCTAGGGCTGTAAGGCGTGAACATTAAAGCCTTTACAGTAACTGCATCTCCTGCCGCTACAGCAAACTCAACATAACTAGCTTGCATTTCTGTTATTTGAGATTCTTGATTCCCATCGTAAATAAAGGTCATTCCCGTTTCGTATGTGTCCGGTTGCCAAGAGCTTGAAGTGTTGGCTGGGGTAAGGATATACCAGTGCAAGCCAACACCAGCCGTATCAGGATAAGTGTTTCCAAGCCTTACATCATCGCCAGCAGTAGGTGCTTTTAGCTCATTATCTTTTGTGTACCAACCTAAATAAGCCTGATCTGGATGAACTCTCTCTATGTACCCATGCCATTTTACCCTAGCTTGATTCTTGAAGTTAGAATCAGAAACTCTAACCGCATTGTCAATAGCGTAATAAACAGGTTTAAAAACATCGCTTATCATTTGATCTGAAAATGTTTCCGACACATCGCTCTTAATAGGTTGCAGGTCAGTAAGAGTGTTCCAGTCGTCATTCTCAGAGTCGTGTATTGTAATTGTCAAATGAGAAGCATCATTGGCATCGGCACTTTCAGTAGGAACCATATAAAACTTAGCCCCATATTGCTCATAATGATCTATTGTTAAGGCAGAAGAGGCATCCTCTGAAGTAAGGTCTTCTAAAAAACTAAATCTATACCTCTGGTGGCCACTAAAACTACTAAGATCGTGCTTTCCTATAATTGTATAAACTCCATCATTACTTGCAGATCCGTTGATAGATATTTTATCACCAATAGAATAAGTATTAAATATAGTGCTACTACTTTGAGATAATTGAGGAGGGTTGCTACCGCCAGCAGGATAAAATTTGCCAAAAATAGAGCCGGACTCAGAAGTAGTACTAGCAACCGATTTTCTTCCAAAATCAGATTCAAAATAAAACAATCCGTTACCAGCTTGATTGTCTCCGTTATTTCCAGCATCACTAGCAAGTGTTCCTGAACCATCAGCATGATTAACAAATGCTCCAGAGGTTCTAAGAACGCCTTGCTTGTCAGTCATTAAACCATTGATTTTAGCAGATTCATTATCAGCTATATCTCTTGAGTCCTTTAGATTATTAACGCCACCTGAAAAATTATTTATAATATATGTCTGCCTAGGCATTATTTATAATTACACTTTAGACTTTATCATCTTAATTGCACCTGCCATAATATCTGTAATAATATCAGCTAATTCCCTAAACATAGGCTCTTCTTTTTGATCGCTTACAAAGGGGATATTAACAGCTTTATCCATTTTCTCAGCTAACTTAATTTCTACCTCTTCAGACTGAATATATGTAATTAACATATCTTCTACGCCATCTGCCTGTTCACTTGCCATCTCTTTTGCTTTTGCAATAGCCTTTTCAATTAACATCTCTTTAATATTCATATTAAGATTCCTTTATTTTTTTTATTTTATACGAAAGATATACAATTTGCATAATACCAATAGTAACAGCAAGAACCCAAGGAACCACATCCATAAAGATAGCTCCCATAGATACAAAGCTTGTACCGGAAACTTTTAAACTATCCACGATAAGCAATCAATGCGGCAGTAGAGTCTGTATGATTGACAATGCCTGTAAAGTTTCCATAGAGAATGTCTCCGGGTATTAAGTACAGATAGGCATCTGTGTGTGAGTCGCCTACTCCTGAAGTTACTTTAATTTTGCAGTATGTAGCCGCAGGACTAGATGCAGATAAAGAGACTGCTGTTAGGGCTACCCAGTTACCAGAATCTGGAGTTTGAGTATTTGTATCGTGCTCTGCAACAACATCAAACCCATTCTGTCCTAGCTTTAAATTTAATGCTTCTCTTGATGTGTACTTGTTTATTTGATCCATAGTGTCACCTGCTTATATGCTTAGAAATTTCTTTATCGCCTTTTACGACAGGTATTATGCGAGAAAGCAATTCTGCTTTTGTCTCTGATGAGCTGTAGGAAATGCTACGCTTATCATAAAAATCTTTTATTTCAGCTTTTGTATTAGAGTCCGTAGGGTAGTCAGATTGAGAAGTAGCAACAGCATTAATTATATGATGCTCTCCAATGCTTAGCCTGCCATGACCGTTGTCATACTTTTTGGCACACTCAGAAACATAATACTCTTCGATAGTTTTAAAACTGTCAGATCTTTTTACGACCTCTCCATCAACCTCTACAAAATAAGCGTATGAAGAAGGGTAAGTTAAAACTTCTTGAGTGCCATCAGGGTATGTCTTTGTTCTCTTTACACCCGGAGTTGTGTTCCTGTGTATTCTTATTCTGTAACCTTGACTTGATTTACGGATTATCATTCTTTTGCTTTTCTGTTTCTTCTATGGAAGTTTTTAATATTGCTATTTGCCCAGCCTTCCATCTTTCTAACTTGTTTATTTGTTTTTGGTAATTATCTATGTCACCTAATATTTCTTTTTGGACATCAGTTAAAGAATCTATTTCATATTCTTTTCCATTAAGATTTAATTTAGGCTGTGGTTCAATGTTTTCTTTAGCCATAATTATTCTCCTTATTTTGTTTTGTTTTATAGTGTTTTTACGTCTGTAATTAGCTGTTCATATCCATCTGATTTTAGAGCTTTGTAGTTTTCGTAATTCGTTTTTAACTCCTATTTATTTTCCAATTCTGTTACTTTTGCAGATAGTTCTTGTACTGCTTTAACAAGCAAAGGAACAAGTTTCGATTGATCTATACCTTGTGGGTCTATTTCACCGTTATCATTAACGGCATCCTTTGATCCTACTATCGCTTCTGGTACAATTTCTGAAACCTCATGAGCAAAAAATCCATCTACAGTTGTGTCTTTGTCGTGCTTCCAATTAAACCTATAAGGTTTTAGTTGGTTTATTCTTGTCAACCCATCTGAAATCGCAACTTCATTTTCTTTTAGTCTGTAGTCGGAAGAAGTAGTAAATGCAGTTGATGTGCCAGATGTAGTAATGCTTCCAGCAACTCCACTCGTTGTTCTAAATGTCGCAATCATCTCACCAGCATCACCACAAGCGTGTTCTAATATGCTTCCTTGATTTGAATTACCAGCTATAAATGTCCAACCGGGATTTCCCGTATCTTGAACACCAGCACCATTTATTTTTACATTATTAGATGTGTCAATAGCAATTAATGTATCAGTACCATCACCCAAGCCAGCACAATGCACTATTGCCCCACTATCTGAAGCCGCATAAACAGCGGTTACACTTGCATTTCCAAGAGTAACTGAGTTATCAGCTACACCTGTTACTTCACTTCCTATTACAGTTTGATTAGTAGCTGAGTTATCATCTGTGTCTGAATCATATCCTATAATAGTATTCTGGCTTCCTGCTGTAAGTACATTTCCTGCTTGAAATCCGACAGCAACATTCTTCTGACCAGCTACATTTTCAGCCAAAGCATAAGCACCAACTGCTGTCACTCCACCAGATCCTACATCTCCAGCTCCACAAGCATAATAACCGATTGCAGTATTACTATCGGAATCGACTGTTTGAGCTAAGGCATAACTACCTAAAGAAGTATTTTGTACGCCAGTTGTAATTTGAGAGGAAGCCAATGCCCCGACGGCAGTATTTTCAGAAACAACTGGTTCACTTCCTGTTTTATTGGAAAGTTTTAATGCCTGATAACCAACAGCAGTATTATTATCTGCAACTGTATTTTCAACTAAAGTTTGATAACCAATAGCGGTATTTTTTACACCTGTTGTATTCTTTTGAAGTGCAGATTCGCCAATTGCTACTGTATTGTTTGTTGTATGTGCTTTAAGAGAATAACCTCCAATCGCAATATTAGAATATCCGTTTGAACCATCCTCTAAAGCATAAACACCAATAGCAATATTTAATTCATTACCACATACTCTTAAAGAATCTTGTCCGATAGCAATGTTATTATCATGTGCAGTAATTCCAGTACCAGCTCCACTACCTATAGCTACATTATAATCTCCTGTTGTAATACCACCTAGGGCAAAATAACCAAGACCAGTATTATTAGTATGCGAATTTCCACTTACACCAACACCTGCATCCGCACCTAAAAATGTATTATTTGTACCAGTTACATTGTAGTATAAAGCAGTAGTACCGATTGCAGTATTTCGCATATGCCCTTGAGATCCACCAGATTTTGCTTGGTTTCCTGCGGCAGCAGTTCCAATAGCTATTGAACTTTGACCTACAGTTTCAGCTCCTAATGCTCCATTTCCCACAGCAATATTGTCATCCCCAATAGTGATAGCATCTCCTGCCTCTGGTCCGATTAAAACATTATCATTTGCCCCAGAAACTATACTCGCCCCTGCTGATTTCCCAAAGAGAGTATTATTCGTACCACTATCGTTATTACTAAGGCTGATTCTAGAATTCGCATCAAGTTTCATGCGAGCAGAGGCAGAAGTGGTAAAAGTTAATGTATCGCCATCATGAGCATAAGTTATACCTCCTCTCTTATGGTCAGTTGGGGAGCCAAATAAAATGTTTTGATTGCTGGTAGCTGAACCAAGAATAGTCATACCCACTTCACTATTATCAGATTCAAGAACCAGTTCATCTCCGTTAGCATGAGCAGTAACACTTCCTGCACTTCCTTCGTGAATATGAAAAAGCCCGTCTGTTGGTGCAAGTTCACCTACTCCTACCCTACTTGTATCTAAATATAATTTTGATGCTGTATCTTCTCCATCTGATACAACTCTTGCAGTACCATCTATACCACTATTTGAATTTGATATTTGTAATAAATCTTTATAGCTACTTGCTATACTTTGTCCAGTTAATGCCGCCATATTTTTACCCCGTTAATTCTTCCCATTTTAAAGTTTGATCTTCCCATTTTAATTGAGACGCTTCTGCTCCAGCCCATCCAATATCGATAATAGCCTGAACAAACGTCGTTACTGTAACTCGTAATGCTCCTAACATTATTTTAACGCTATCATATTTGTTGCAGTTGTATTGGTTGCTTTTACATGAGTTACTTGAACTGGTAATAATTGACCACTTGCTAAGTTTTTAAATGTAAAGTCGCTTCCACTTCCAGATAGAGTAACGACAACATCTCCACCTACTCCCACATAAATTGCGCTATAGGTAGCCCCTAACGCCTGATCGCTTCCTGCGTGTACTGCAGTAACAACCAAACCGGTATCATAAACCATTTGATTTAACGACTCTTTAACAGAGTATTTTTGAAGGTTAGCCATCTTGTTTCTCCTATACTACGATATCTTACCGAGCTTGACTCTTCTCATGGATATCTTGGTTATGCTAAATATTTTTGGACTTCTTTATCGTATGTCGCTTCCAAACTTTGTAATTGAGCAAGAGTCATTCTTGCCAATTCCACATCTTCTTCTGTGTTAATTTGATCAGATAAAATTCTTTTTAAACACCGAACAGAAGCACCCATAATCATTAATTTTTCTGCTTCTAGTGGAAAAAATGCAGTAGCAGTTGAAGTAGCTGAAATTAAAGTTGTCCCATCTGTAGTAGGTTGAGTAGGTACGGACATTAATTTTCCCGATACTAAACTACCAGCTTCTAAAACGTATATTTTTTCTCCACTAAAGTAAAAAACTGGATCTTTTGCCACTGCATAATGAATAGATGAACTGTCTTTTACTTTAGCAATATCAGAAGCACTGACAAATCTTGCTTTGTAATTGTCTTTATGTACTTCTAAAACTTTTTGATTTGAAACGTCAAAACCATTAACAGAAGAAATAGAGTTTTCATTTGAAAACTTTAACAATCTGTTTAAAGGTGTAATCTCAATAATTTCTGCTCCTGCAGACAATAATGAATCCGTAATAAGCTGATCGTCTCCAACGGATCCAATTAAATCTTCTACTTGAACTTTAAAGCTTGACATTAGGTTATTACCGTTTCTGTAAATGTTGGAATATCATTTGTTGTTTCTGAGAGAGACCCCATATTTTTTAATGTAAAAGTTGTAAACGTAACAGAATCCATTGAAGGTTCAGATACGCTACTCATAGCTTTAAGATTTTGTGTTGTAAGGGCAACATAACTGTTCCAACTAAGTATGTTGTAAGTTTCCCAGGATTTATTAGCACTTGACCAATCGTATTTCCCTAATGAATTTTCAGTATAACTAGGCATTAGTAATCATACCCAGCTACGCTATAAGGAGTACCATCTCTGTTTTGATTGGCGTATTTTTTTCCTTCACGAATAGATTCATTAAACAAAGATCGAAAATACTGCGCTTGTGGTATTCCGTCTTTTTTTAACTCATACCCTCTTGCAATTACAAAATTTGCCAAAGCTTCATGAAATTCTTCAGGTATGTTCGGAGATTCTCCCAAACGAATACCATCAGTTCCACCAGTACCAGCAGTTGCAATAAAATCTTCATCATACTTTACAACGTGAGCATATGCTGTTTTTCCAGTTCCCGATATACTGACATATTTTGAGCTTGTATCCTCTGAACGCTTAACAATGCCAATAGCATCTCTTTCTACCCACCATGCGTGTTTTAAAGCGTTTGTTCTTACATCATCTGACATTATACAAGATCCGTTTTTTCAGGCGCATGAATTAATCTTGGTATTTGATATCCATCATAATCCAGTCGAGTTACTTCAGCCATATTTGATTCTAACTTATAATACCGAACATCGTTTCCTGTAGAAAAAGAATAAACGCTCTTTAATATTCTTGTTTTTCTACAAAACTCTTTTAGAGCGTTGTTTAAATACAACCGTACTTGAGTATCGCTCATTTCAGGATGATGTTGCTGAACTGTTTCAATTAATTGTTGTTGTGTCATAGTATTTTTAATGTCAGGGGAGCATTACACTCCCCCAACACGTTTTGTTTATGTTTATGATTCGTGAGCGTAAGTACCTATACCCCCAATAACAAACCAATCTGATCCATCACAAACAATTTTTATAAAATCGCCTTGATGCCCAGTTGCTTTTGTTAATTGAACATATTTGTTATCTGCGCCATCCAAAACAGAAACCAATCCATCTGCTGTAGTAGCATCTGCATTACCACCTTCTTGTTGACTAACATACCCAATAATTTTTCCACCAACGGGAGTTATTCTACAAGTTGAACCAGCAGAAGCTTGAGTTTGGACAAAAGTATACTCTAGTCCTTTAGCTAATGCTGGTAATGTGATAACTACATTGTCTGCACCTGCGTTCATGAGAATTGTTTTCCCGTGATCGGCAGGAGTCAATGTAGTAGCCGCAGTTACTTCTTTAATCGCAGCGTTTGAACCACCTAAATAAGGTCTAGCCATAATAAACCTCCCTTATGATATTTGGAATAGTTTATGACTTTCAATTAGCGTGACACCGATACCTTCATCTGAAAAGTATTGATCCTTTACACCATCGTAAGCATCATCCGTTAAGATGTTTGCTTGAAACTTTGGCGCTCTATACTGAGCATGGAACAAGTTATCGTCAGATACAACAAGCATAGTTTTATTATACGCTTGACGTAGTACTGGTGTTGGAATTAACTGTAATGCACCATGAGGTGTTTCTAAAGTCCTATAGTTAAATCCCAGTGTATCACGTTTCATATCATCCAAGTTAACTGTCCAACCAGAGTTTCCAGCTAATCCTGAACTACCCGCCATTTTAGACCAGTAACTCATAGCACCCATTCCGCAAAAAGCACGCTTTATACCCGCTTCAGGAACGTACTGGAATACTTTTTCCATATCGTCCACAAAATTGCTATATGAATAACTAGCTTCTGTTATAGCGAAACGATTCTGGTCATCACCAGATGTGGTACCGTGTTTCTCAATTGCAGGGATAATACCCATTGTTGAGCGAACCGCATTGCTATTTGCATCAGATAATGAATTGTCATCAAACCCGGCACTTATATTGATCGGTGAACGTCCAAATAAGAAAGCTCTTTCCTTTTGAATCTTATGTTCTTGTGATTTCTGGTCACGAAGCCTAGACAATTCAGATGATTCACCACGCAAGGCAGCTTGTAAAACTGTGCCTGTAATTTGTAATGGTGTTTTAAATATCTGACATTGATTATAGACTACTGCAAGTTCATCAGCCCATGCAGTTCCGGCTACCGTACCTTCACCAAAGGCGTTACCAATTACAACTAAATAATCACCATCAGCCGAAACAATATTTCCTGTGTCATTCATGTTTTTTACAGAAAAATTGGCACTAGTACCACTTCCTGCTACTGCAGTAATTAAAACTACGCCTTTTTTATTCGATCCGGGAGTTAAAGCGTCCCAGACTTCACATTGAAGCCCAATCCAACTATTGTAAGCGTAATCACCACCTTCACCTTCCATTCCTACAACCGAACCAGATTTAACAACAAAAGTATCTGGATCATTGTCTGGGTTACTTGTAACAGCTGTTCCTACTTGAAAGTATTGTTTAGCCCATGGGTTACGATGTTCAAACATTTTAAACTGTGGATCAGCCATTCCAGTCATAGTATTTTGATTGGCAATAACAGTTGTAAAAGGTGCAACATCGGTCCATAGCTCTTTAACTACATTTGGACGGATGTAAAAATCTCGTCTGTCGTTATATAGAACCCCACTTGACGCTAGGCTCTTGGCATTACTCGCCATTTATTTACCCTCCTAAATTCAGAGGAACTCAAATTCTATTGTATTGAGTTGCTCTAAATTATTTAATTAAGCATTTCGTTTTTTTTGCATTAAACCAAGGTTAAATAAATCTTCATCAGAGTATTGTGGTTGATTCTCACCACCGCCTACACTTGGAGGAGGGGGAATATTTACTCTATTCTGACGATTCTTCATCATCTCAGCTTTTTGCCTCGTATCCACTTCTGCTGTACTTGGAGCATTTCTTAGTCTGTCTAAAGCAACAAGGTTTTCTAGCGAAACGCTATCTGGCGATGAATAATATTTAATAAAATCACTAGCTTTTTCCGGAGTGTAGCCGTAACTATTTACTAAATTATTTGCCATCGCTAATTGTTGTTGTTTAGCCATTTCCTCATTCTGTCTTTGTTGTTGCAGTTGATACTGCCTATCGGCTTCTTTTTGACGATAATTTTCCATGTTTTCTTGGTAGCTAACCAATTCTTCACGGTAGTTGTCTAAAGAATCACGATATTTAAAACTCGCAGATTCAGGATCCATGTACGCTTCTGATGGATCATAATTACTTGGCTTATTAGGTCTTTCGGGTTTCTTTGGTAAGCCCTGAGATTCGGATTGACCGGCAACCTTAGGGGTGTTACCAGAGAGTGATGATGCAACGTTATCTAAAACCCAAGGATTTTCCTGGATATGTTTTGCAATTGGCTCCACATTTTCCAGTTCTTTAATCCGTTGTTCCATTTGGTTGTACTCACTCGCCTTCTGATCGTATTTACTTTGCCAATATTCGTAGCGGTTTTCTTGAGGCTGAACCTCTTGATCAGCTACAGGTTGCTCAGATGCAACCTTTTCGTTTCCCGTAAATTGTCCCGTTTCAGGATTGAAATCTGGACTAAACGGTTCTAGAACGTCAGTTGCGTTCTCTTCAACTATTGTGTCGTTTGTAGTTTCCTCAGCAACGACATCCTGTACTTGTTGTTCCATCTTATTCTCCTATCCGATTTGTCTAGCTGACAGCAACCGGAGTTTCTGCTTCGTCATTCCGTTCCATTTTTAGTTGATCATTTAGACGAGCTTCATATAATTCAACTGCTTTTGCAGTTTTATCACTTGCTCGACCTAACTGACGTTTAAATTTTTCTATTTCTACACGTTTTTTATCGTGTACGCTTTCACGTTCTGAGGTTTGTAAATCACCTCTAGTTCGTTTTAATTCTTCTTGTAATTGCTGTATCATTTGTTGTTGTTGCTGAAGGAGAGAAGTTCTTTCCAATACTCCTTCAGTATCAGCTACTTCTGTTTGCTGAAGTACTTCCACTTGATCAATAATACCAGCTTGATATAATTGCATATAGTAATCAAATCTTGCCCAACGGTTTGATGGAAGTGTAGAACCGCTAACAACAATGAGATCGTATTTCCCGATAGTAACGTCATTTATTCTTCCTGCTAATTCTCCCGTAAAATCATCATATACGGGTTTGTTTAGTAACGCTTCACTTGTTCTTCCGTCTGGTTTCATTAATTGAATTAATTTTTGATCCGTATAGGTCTGTTGAATTAATTGAATTACTATTTTGCCAATTTGATTTAACATCCCATCAATATCATCTAATTTTGATTTAATTCTTCGTTGAGCATATTCATCAATAGCAACTGTTCCCTTGTAGGTTTGTGGAGCAGACCCAGGATCCCCCTGAGACAAAGGATGAATACCAAGAATGTGATAAATACTCATTTTGGCATCTTCTTTGTTTTTGTATAACTCATTAGGCAACGGTATTGGGCCCGCTACAATAGGTTGCCCCAGTTCTGGATCGTATTCAATAACCCCTGTTCCAGCTCTACTCCATTCTTCTTCTAATTGCTTTCGATCCATCGATCCTCTGGGAATTAATAACTTTGTATTTGTAGAACTTGAAGCGTGAGCAATAATTAAAGAAGTCAGTTTGTTGATATATTCCTGAATTGGCTTTACAAATCGAACATCGCTCATGGGATAGGGATTTCTATTGTGTCTGTTCATTAATGGAACAATAGGATAGTTATCTATGTCCATAATTGAATTATCTACCAAAATACCACCAACAGACAAAATACGCTGAATTCGGTCTACCATTACTTCATTTAAAATAACAACTCCCATTTCAATCATTTCTTGATTGGTCACAGGTCGTAACGTAGTTGTGCTATTTGGAATAGCTCCTTCGTGTTCTTCTCCGGGCATTATTTTAGGTTGCCCAGTTACGGGATCTGGCATCATATGATATACTCCACCAGTCGTTTCATATATTTGAAGAAGTTCCATTACTGCTTTATCTTCAGTAACAGCTTGTGTTCCATTTGCTGTATCCATAAATATCGCTGGTTCTGACAGAAACTCATTAAATCCATCTTCGTTCATAATGTTTTCCTCTCCCGTAAGGGAATCCAGCAAATGGTAGTAAGGAAGTTTTATTTTTTCATATCGATCAATAATTTCATAATTACGATAATATCCATCTTCATCTTCTGTTGGGCCAATCTGTTGATCTTCTGAACCGTCTCGATTTGTAGAAGGATACCGATTGTTTGATGAAGAAGTCATCATATTCTCTAACTGATCGGTTAAAAAAGGATAAATAGTTTTTATTTGCTCATCGGTAATTCGTTTAGAAATAATCATACACGCTGAATCTCGAGCAAAAGGATCTTTGGCATTTGGATCTAAATAAAGGTCTAGGGGGTCGATGCTTTTTATCTTCACTTCACCTTTACCAAAATCAGCCATACCATCAACATAGGTTTGCATGACCCCCATACCTTTTACGTAGTAGTCGTCTACTACTTGTTTTAGCTCTACATTCCCACTAGATACATCCCATATATATGCCATAATATCTGAAAACAGTCTACCGACTTTTCCGTCAGAATCATCTCTGCCAGTAGATTGAAATTTTGGTTTGTTTGCAGTCAGTAAGGCTTTTGCCTGTTCAACTGCGGGATAAATGATATTATCAACAATAGGCACTTGAGATCGAGCAGCAAGTACGTCTTTATGCTCTCGTTTCCATTGCTGATTATTGCGAAACTCGTCATCCTCCATGGCTTGCATTGCCCACGTGGATCGGTTTTCATGATAGTTGTCTAATAAGCGTTCTGATTTAGCGACTTCAGGATGCTTGTTGTGTGCCATAGGTACCGTCTGAATTACGGTAGTGATATTATAAAATTACATTCGCTCTTCTCAACAGGGAGTTTTATGCAATTTGCCAGTCTGCAGTAACAAGTCTTCTTACTTTTGTCAATAAAGGGGCATCTGCATCGTCAGAGCTATGATGTGGGGCGTAGGATCCTTTGTTGCTATAATATAACCCATCTAATAAGTCATCGTGCTTTCCTCTTGGAAATAAAAGCAATTCATTCACCAGATCTTGTTGTTTTTCTAAAATGTGCATCTGATTGTTTGCAAATATAGGTTGTAAAGACTCCAGACGGTTGCTTTTGGAATTTCTAGGGTTTTCTTTAATATTTAATCCAGGAATGAATAGATTTTCGTCTCTGGATCGTTTTAATACGTATTCTCGAAGCATTTCCTGATAACCAACAGACTCAATTCGTGTTTTTTCGGATCGAAATCTTCTAAAATTACTGACAATAGCCTCAGCTAACTCTAGTGGAGTAGCGTGTTTACGATAATAGGGCAAAGCATACCTGTTTTCGTTGTCATCTACTGCTAAATTAAAAATAACAGAATAATCAGCACCTCGTTTTACGCTTGAAGCTGGATCAACACCCGTAAATACATTAATAGGAACAATTTTATCGCATTTTTCCCCATTTAAACTGGTGATATGTAAAAAACTTTTTCCTTTTTTCCGAAAAAACTTCCCTTCATAGTGTTTAATGTTTTCCATTTTAAAGAGCTGGTCTTCATCGCCTACAATTTCACAGGCATATTCACGGTAAAACACCGATAATCGATTAATAGACTCCAGTTCTTTCTTTTTTTGTAATAATTTTTCAATACTCCACCAGTCTTCCCATAAAGAAACATTATTTACAAAGTCTGGTTTAAAGGTTAGATTTTTCCATCCGTGCATTTCTTTTAGTGTTTCTACCAAACACCGTTGGTGTTGAGGAGTACCAATGATTACAATTCTCCCTTTCATGGGATCTAAAGAAGGAACCGCACTTTGCAAAAGCCAACGAAGGTTATTTTCCATGGCTTCCGCAGTTTTGGTGTTATTTTCGTCTTCTGGATCATCTACAATAATCAATGTAGGTCGCTGATTTCCTACTTTTATACCCCGTAACTGCTGACCCGTACCTTTGCAGATAACCATAGACCCATCTTTTAATTCAATTTCAGACTTAGACCAGCTTTTAGCACTATGGTTTCCCCAATACCCAAACAAAGATCGAAATGTTTCTGAAAAATCCATGGTATCTTTTAACAGACCCAGTAGCTTTACCGCATGATCCTGAGTTCTGGATACAAGAACAATTAACTTTTGACCTTCACCAAACATCAAGTGATGTAACGGGAAGATTCCTCCTACAATCGAAGACTTTGCATGACCTCTGGGAGCAACAATATTTAATTGTTTTACATTGGGATTGGAAAGGTATTTGGCAATATCATAGTGAAAATCGGGAGATTCGGCAGAAAACATATTGGGCATACAGACTTTTCCAAACATCATCATATCGTGCCTGAGTTTTTGAATAATCCGTATTTGTTCTGTTTTCAATAATCCGATCCCAGTAAATATTCCATATCTCCATCGGTTACAGTTAAACCCATGTCTTCCGCTACGTCTTTTAATACTTTCAGAAACGTATTTAGCGTTTCTTTATTATCCGTATCAGACTGAATGACTACTACTTTTTTGATGATTGCTTTCTTTATTGTTTCCGTTTCCAAGTATTAACTCCTTTTTCTGAGACATTTTCAGACTCTTTTTTTCTTCCTTGGCAATCTTATCCAATATTGTACTTGTCATATCCAATTGCACTGTATCGGTTTGTGTTGATTTTTTAGGCAACATATCTAGGATTCTAACAAATTGCTCTGCTCCTCGAAGCATATTAGAAGCATCTTTGTTTTCTTTTGCTATTTCAATCCCTCCTAGAATCATATCCAATACATCCCCTTGTGAAATACCTCTCGTATCTAATGCTTTTTGTATTTCATCATCTAGCATTTTTTGTATCCTTTCCTGTTTAAATAACCGTTTGGCAGTTAAATCTGGTCGTTCCTGATCGCTTCGATAGATTTTTCCAATAAGACCCCAATCAATTCGATGACCACCTAACATCATATCTGCATACGCTTTTACGGCATTTTTTGTACGAGTAGTTCCCGCTTCTCTTTCTACCCATGTCTTTGTACCTACTTGAGTGTATTCACCGCTTTCTTTATGCGGAAGGTATTTTAATAATGTTTTTCCTTTTACCCATTGTCTTCCAAACGGAAAGGTTAATTGTTCTTGGTCTTTGTACTCTTTCCGGTAAATACATTCAGCAACGTACCCATCATCGGAAAGACCAAAGTCACCTACCTGACATTCTCTCCAAGCTTTGTATTCGATTTCTTTGGTGTTAGCTTCTTCTTGAGTGTAAATCGGGTAAGTGACTTTTTTGAAATTATTTTTTTTAAATTTTCGAGTAATAAAATCCATATACAGACTACCTATACTGTTTACCTATATACTGTATACTTAATAAAATAACTTGTATTCATATACTGTTTATTATATTTTACTGTATATATAGTATACAGTATAGATATACAGTATAATAATCCGTGCATTTTTAATTGTATTCAATGTGCATCACCCCACGGATGTTTTTTTTCCAATTTTCTGTTTCTTCGATTCTATCGTAAATCTCCTCTTCTGCTTTAAAGATAGCACAAATCCGCATAGCCTCATCATGGACAATACTGGAAACTTGTTCAAATTTTCCCGTTTTCGGGTTAAATCGTTCAATGGGAGGTAAATCCTTAAAATACATGGTTATAAGATAACTTTTTACCCCTCTGGCTCTCTACAGGGCATTTTTAAAAAATAGACGTGTAATGTGCGGGGGAGATATACAGTACCCCGACCCCCTTCGCCTTACTGGCTATCCACCCAGATTTCGTTGAAAAAACCGGTGTGGATATCTCAGTAGGCTCAGCCCTTGTTGAGCAACGGATAGTTAATCAATAACAAATAACAAAGGATAAAACAATGAATATCATACAACTAACATTCTCAGAGTTTTTACGGAATGCTTTTCAACCACTAAAGCTCCAGAAACCTTTTGAAGATCATACTCCAGAGGAACAACTGGATATATTGGATAAATCGGCTTCTGTCACAGCTTGGTTTGAAGATGAATCCAGTACGCCTGCAATCGTGGAACAAATGACTTCCTTGAAAGAGCAGATTGATTGGAAAGGTAACGTAACATCTGGTTCGGTTGAAAGAGTGAATAGACGTACCGGTGCTGTGGTTACATCCTTTAGAGTTAGTTTCACCAAGGAACCATCTAGGCGTACCACATTAGCGGGGTTTGCAAGCGCTCTTGCCAAACTCAATCGATAGAGGCTAATCGTCTCTTCCTGGGGGTAGTTTAACGACTATCCCCTTTTTTAATCCATGCAAAATAAAACCGCACTTTAAAAAAAGGTGCATAGAAAAAAATAGAAATAAGGAAAAATCCATGATTCGAAATATATTAAAAAATACAAACTTTTGGCATTTCATCTTAACCAACGGTACAGTGGTAGAAGTAAAAAGATCAAAGTATGTTAATCTATTTCAGGCAATACACAGAGTTAGAGAAAAATGCTTGAACACATAATGTCCTTACCACTGGAACGTATAATCTTTATGATTATTTTATACCTATGGTTAGGATATCGCTTGATTAACGATTTTAATGTCTAAATTGATCGGGGAATTAATTATTATAATGTTAATTAGTTCCCCTAATCACTAAAAAGGAGTTACCAATGGACTTATATCTAAAAACAGAACCATACTATGATGAATTAAAAGTTGTTGGACAAATTCGAAAAGCACCAAACGATAGTATAGGGCGTCTAGCATTAGTTGCAATTCAAAAATTAATAAAATCAAAAATACCTGATAAAAATGATAGTGAATTAGGAATTCTACTTAAAACTGCACATATGTTACTTAAATACGGAAATTAAAGGCTCTTTTTAATTATAGTTGAGGTGTACTTCATCTTTACTTAGAAAGAGCCTTCTGGCTATAAAATTTCAACGAATAAACACATAATAAATAAATACAGGAGATATAAATATGTTAAACTGCTTGCAGCCCTTTGATTGGGAAAAACACAGCGAATGGTCAAAAGATTGTGAAGTCTCAACATTTACTTATGAAATGCACAGACTTCTAATAAAGCATTATCCTAAATATAAAAGTGTAATAACTGAAATTTGTATAGTTAAAAAATCTGTAATGGCTTGGATTGATTGTGAATACTGCCACAAAGAAAAGATACACAACCTTAAAAATGGTATTTGGAATGAGTCAGAATTAATATTGGTGCTTTATGATTGTAGGAAGTTTTTAAAAGGGGGTAAAATATTATTAATTACCCCCTTTTCCTACCCCACTAAGTTGACACTAAAGTAAGGCAATCTTTAATTTATGTTTTTTGGACTCCGCACGCCAAAAACCCACATAGATTGCCTTACTCTTTATTATAGCAATAAATAAAATATTTTAACATTAAAAAAAGGATAAAAGGTTAATATATGATAAAAGAAATAGCAAGATGGATTGTTCTTTACAGCGATAAACCAATAGAAGAAGTTATGTGGCTGTTAGAAAAAATCTATACTAATACAGATAAATGTAAACCAAATATAAATGATGATTATGGTAGTGTTTTAAAATTTATAAAAAATGGACAACAATAATGCCTTGTAGATATGATATGGAACTAGACGCTAGACCAACAGATAGCGAATTATACGATGACATTAAACAATATTATGTTGATTTTAGTACAATGATTGTTAATGCCAGATCAAAAGATAAAGCAGAGCAAATTGCAAAAGATCATTTAAAAAGAAATCAATTATCCCCAGATATATGCAATATTGAAGAAACAGAAAATTTAGACAATTTTAAAATAGGAATTTTAGCAGAAGAAACATTTTGTGTAAACAATAAAGGAGAAAACCAATGGAAGTA